ATTAGATTGTGAAGTTTCATTAGGATAGTAAAATCTATAAATTAAGTCTCCAGCATCATCACTCAGCACACACTCAAGATATTGACCTGAGTTATTTACAAGCCTAAAAAGCACTTCTTCTTGATTATTTGCTGGCAAAGCATCTGTTTCAAAAACTCCATAAAAAGCTTTTACTGGATTCTGAATAATTTCATTAAATCTTTCAAATAGAATATATCCTTCTGAGTCCCATTCGTTGCCAGAGTCTTTTGGATTAATTCTAAAAAACACATTATCGTTAATTAATTTGCCAGTTGAAAGAGAGGTTGTTGCTGACTGATTTGCAGTTTCATTTTGAGACTCATACCACTGAGACAAAGTTTTTCTTGGCTCTTGAAAAACAATTGAAGGCAAAGAATATAATGGTGGCAATATTGCATTGTTTTGTACAGACATATTGTTAATAAATCCATTCTCAAATCTACCTGTTCCTGGATATGTGTAGTTATTTGCTGACTTAGCCATTTGATAATCAAATACGATTGGGGTAGATAGATACTTACCTTGCCTTAGTTCTGGTGAATCAACGGACTGCCCCTTAACAAAATGAAGCTTTGCAGTTTCTGAAGAAAGCATATATGGATATACAGCAACACAGTCTATTTGTAATACAGGAATATTTGAGTAAGCATAAAATCCAATGTAGTCTTGACTATCTGAATCTCCGTTTAGTAATGCTGGGAATGAGATATCAGTTACAGAATAATTTATAGATATTACCTGCTCTCCATTTACAATTAGGCTTGCATTAGTTGGAGAATAATTTATTACTATGTGGAATGGTCTATTTTGATTTCCTACATAGTGTGATGCAATTATGTCATTAATCTTTAATTTAAGAAATGGACCATCAATATACAATCCGTCTGCACTAGCTATTGGACCTACTATTTTTCTTGGATAGTGTGAGAATGCTTTTGCTCGCATCCAAAATTCTAGGGCAGTCTTTTTTGTTCTACCGTTTTCATTAAAAAATCCAAAACCAGGAACAATAATTGATGGGTAAGATACAGAAGAAAGCGTGTTTTCTAAAACATTAGAAACTTGTGTAGCACCATATACAAGTGGAATCCCAATATTAGAAACTTTTAGTTGTCCTGCAGAACTACTTTGTGATATATAGTAAGCAGGGTTTAGTGCTGAAGAATATGCACTTGATGCCACACCATACATATTTGCAAGTGCAATATTGTTTGTGCTATCAAGATCTGTTGGAGTAGCTGCAGAGATAGTAGCGTTAAGATCGTCAAACGTCCAGATAGCTGATGGGGTATCTGTAAGAATTGCATCTGCATAACGATTTAGATTAGTCATATTTTCCTCTAATTAAGTTTACCATAGACGATCTGTCTGATATAATTGTTATACAATTAACAGATGGAGAGACAATGCATTTACACATTGCTACCCCTATGTATGGGGGAAACTGTAAAGGCGTTTACGTTGATGGTCTAATGGCTCTTACCTTTGAGCTTGCACGAAAAGGATACCAAGTATCTTTCTCTAAGATCTACAACGAAAGCCTAATCACTCGTGCTCGTAACAATCTTGTCTATGAGTTCGAAAAATCTGGTGCTGACGCACTACTATTCATCGATGCTGATGAAGGTTTTAATCATATGGACGTTATTCAAATGATTGAGTCTGGCAAAGATGTTATTGGTGCTATTTACCCAATGAAAAATATCAACTGGGAAAATGTACGTGCAGCAGCACTGTCTGGTAAAGAAGATTTACCAGCATACTCTGGCATTTTTGCTATGAATATGCTTCCTGGCGAAACTACATTTAAGCTCAATGAGCCTGTTGAAGTCACTGAAGTTGGAACTGGAATGCTTTTTATTCGAAAAGAAGTATTTGAAAAAATGAAGCCAGGATGTCCACAGTATATGCTCAACACTTCTACTGGTGCTTTTGATGGTAGCCAAATGGTTACTGAATATTTTGCAACAAGCATTACAGAAGATGGAATACTTCTTTCTGAAGACTACCACTTTTGTCGCAAGTGGCGTGAAATGGGTGGACAGGTATTTGCTGCCCCTTGGGTTTCAATTGTTCACGCAGGTGAGTATATCTTTAATGGTAGCTTTTCAGCAACTATGATCCTTACTGCTGATAAAGTTGAGATTGACAAGCCAAAACCTAAAACTAAAAAGAAGTAAAAGAGAAGCCAGGATTAATTTCCTGGCTTTTTCTTTATTCTGGTGCTATCCAGTCTGGATTAGGAATCCATTGCAAATTTTGTTCATCCCAAAAATATTCAGCGGATGTTTCTAGTGGATCCTCTGGCTGAGTTCCAGGAAATGGAATTGGTGGCTCCCACCCACCTGTTTCTTCATTCAAAACAAAAGATGGAAACTCTTCTGGCTTTGCTGAGATAAAGGCATCTAGTTCTTCACTATAGGTCATTCCAACTCCAGCATAATTTTTTCTAAGAGGCGTACCGCCCATAGTGTGAGTATTTAATCTTGTATTGTATGATGTCTGAATCCAACGACCACCAAGCTTGTCCAAAAACTGTAGTTGTTCTTCTTCTGTCTTTTCTTCGTCGTCAAAGTTAATGACACGAATGACAGTGTTTGATTCATCTATTTCTGCAAAATGTGACATATTTCTCCTTTATTAGTACAGTGCAGTTTTTGCATATCTAATATATACATACCCTGAGTCTCCAGAGGAACCAGAGCCAACATTTGTTCCATTCATATATCCGCCAAGCCCACCAGATCCAGACCCAGTAGATGTGGATGCATTTCCTGTATAAGATCCATTAGAACCACCTGGTCCATATCCACCTGGTCCACCACCAGCTATATAAAATAATGGCTGAGTAGCTCCAAATCCAAATGCGTCATAAGCTGGACCACCATCTCCACCGTTTGCTGTTGTTCTTGCAGTGCCGTCGCCTCCACGACCACCACCTCCACCACCACCACGTTGTGATACAACAGATGTAACGGTTGCTCCACCATTTCCTTGACCAGCTGTACCAGCACCACCAACGGTTACTGCCGAAGTTGTAGAGCTTGCTCTGGTAGTTCCACCACCACCAGAACCACCTGACTGTGGTGCTGTTGATCCGTGTGTTGGTGATCCAGCACCACCACGCCCACCACCTGTTGGGGTAGTTCTTCCTGTCATAGTTGTTCCTGTACCTCTTGCACCAAGAACGGTAGATGAAGACCCAGCTCCACCACCACCAGCAACAATAGTGTATGTTCCAGGCGTAAGGCTTACTGAGTTAGAGATGATAGCACCACCAGCACCACCACCACCAGCACCACCACCAGTAGTATATGCCTGGACTCCACCGCCACCGCCACCAGACACAACAATAATGTCGCAAATAAGGTTGGCTGTTCCAGAAATTACTAGATCGGTGGAAGATAATCTACGGTAATAGTATGTATCATCTTCATAAAGAGTTCCTCCAGTCACACCGATCTTTGGAACACTTCCAAGAAGTCCAACATTACGAATGTTCATTCCAGGCATTAGACCTGCACCGCCCACGCTGCTACGCAGTCTGCCTCCGTAGTTCCAAATGATGTAATTGTCAAAATACCAGTTTTGCTTGCAGCAATTGTAGTTGGCTCTGGACCAACGAATACCCATCCAGCTGGGAAGTTAATTGTTCTTGCTGTAGTTGTTGAACCATTAATAATTCTTACAGTTACTGTACGACCAATACCGTAGTTTGATGCGGTAAATGTTGTAGTTCCAGTAATGTTAGCCATCGTCTTGTATGCATCAGTTGCAAAATTTAAGTCAATGGTTCCAGATGTTGCAAGTGACGCTGAAGTAAAGTTGATGTTTGTTGCATTAATAATGTTTGCATTAATTGTTCCTGGAACTGAAACGATAGCAGATGCTGATGCAATATTAACGTTACCACCTGCTTCATTAAGAAGTAATGTTGTATAAGAACCATTATTTATGGCGTGGACTTCATTAACATCTAGTCTTAAGTTTGCTCCAGCATCTGGACCAATCTGAAAAGCGTGAGTAGTTGATACATTTGTAACTTCATCTGTTGAATTAAGTCTAATAATATTTGATGTTAGGTTTGTTGAATTTAGTGTTGGCACAGTATTTGAATTAATTTGTGCTGCATCTAAATTTGTAAGTCCAGCACCACTACCATTAAATGTTGTAGCATTAGATGTTCCAAAAACACTCAGGTTACCAGCAACGTTTACAGTGCTATTATTTGCAGTCACATTTCCAAGAGTTATAAGTGCTGCAGAAAGTGCCAGATTTCCCTGACCATCGGTAGTTGTTCCACCGAATGCAGAAATTGAAGAGTCAAATGCGTTAGTTCCATCTGTTCCAGAATGGAATACAATTGCTGGAGTGCTAGATACACCGCTAGTATCACCCATTTCAATTACTGCCGCTGTTGATAAATACCCTGCGTTTAATTTAATTGTTGCATTACTGACTGATGTGTTTGCAATGATATTTGATGTGGCATATAAAGAATTTGCAGTTACTGTTGTTGCAGAAACATTACCGTTAAATGTTGTGGCATTTACATTTCCAGTAAATGTATTAGTAGCTGCTGCGAGATTAGCAATATTTGCTTCTGCAAAAGTTCTATTAATCCAAACAGTATTGTTTGCACTTCTTTGTAAAATTTCATCTGCTGTAATATCTGTTATTGAAACGTTGTGCAGTTCATCAATTTCGTATCCATTTTGAATAGAAATAAGAATGCTTCCAGCATTACCTTCTTTTACTACCCACCCAATAAATACACCATTAATTGGTGCTGTTGGCTTTGTGTCAGTAAATTGTCCAGCGGTAGCAGAAAGCCATAGTGGTGTTCCAGCAGTGTATGCACCAACATCAACACCACGCATAACACCAGCAATACAGACATAACCATTTGCACCAGTAGCAATACCACCCTGATGTGTAACTACACCAATTGTTTGAGCAGATGCACCTTCTGTTGCAGCATTTGCAAGGGCAATAGTAGGTTCCTGACCTGAAGAGCCATTGATGTAAACGACTGCACCTTCTGGAATTGTCGAACCAGTATTATTACGAACACGGATATCTAGCTGCTGACCAATCCTATGAGTTACTGCTCCACTGCCAAGCTGGAACATAACAGTTCCCTCGTCTGGGTCCCAAGAAATTTCGCCAGCCTGAGAAGATCCACCAGTATAAGTCGTATCAATTCTAAAAGTATCTGCAGAAACATATCCAGAGTTTGCTGTTATATTAGCACTGGCAATCATATTGTTTGAGAATGTTTTTTCTCCTGCAAATGTTTGTGAGCCTGTTGTTACAATACCGTTGGCAGATGCACCAGCAATATTTGGGGTAAAAGTAATAGTATCCGAAGTAGCATTTCCAACAATAGAAAGACCATCTCCAGGGGTAATAGTAAGAGTATCTGTAGATGAATCAGCAACTACAGAAGTACCGTTTGCAGAGATGGTTCTAAAACTATCGCTTGCAGATCCTCCACCAACAAGATTTGTACTTGCCGCATTTCCACCACCTGTAATGTCTATATAATATCCACGAGCGTCTCCGCCTTGCTCAAAAAAACGAAGTTTATTTTGGTAAACATCAATTGTTACACCATTTGGAATTGTGGTATTCGTTACAGCATTAGCTAAGAATATTTCTCCACCTTCGTCACCAGATCTAGCGGTAACGGAAAGTTTTCCAGCAACATTGGCATCACCAGTAATAGCGGCATTGCCGCCAACATCTAAGCCATTTTTGACCTTAAAATTTTTATCAGTAGTCGCCAAGTATCATCACCTTAGTAAATTATACCAGATAATGATACTCAGCAACTAACTAATTAGGCTTCGATGTATGTTTTGCTTAGCTTGAATACAACACCGCTTGTTGTTGTAGCAGTGACAGTTACGTTACCAGTTGCATATGTTGCTGTGTATTCAGCAAGTGATGCATTTGAGAACATATTTGCATATTCAGTAATGTAAACATTATTTGCACCGTCTACAGAAACAAGAATTTCAGTTGCCTCAATATCTCCAGAGCCATTCTTAGCCTGGATAAGATATTTAGCTGTTGAGTATGTTCCTGTTGCCCAAACATCGATATCGACTGTTGTTCCTGCTGCAGTTGCTGTAGCACTACCAAGTGATGCGTCTGGAAGTGTAACTGAGCCAGCAGAAAGAGCTGCAGTAGCATTTGTTCCAATAGTAACTGTATCACTTGTTCCATTAACTGTTACAGTAATTGCTCCACTGCCAGAGAATGTAAGTGTATCATTTGCACTATCTGGTGTTGCTGTGTTGCTTCCGTCTGAAATTGTGTTAAATAGGTTTACAGAACCACCAGTTGAAATAACTGCTTCTGTTGCTGCACCGTTGCTGTCTCCAGGTGTTGAAAGATACCAAGCATTGGCTGTCTCATTCCAGTAAATCTTTGCATTGGTGTAGTCTCCACGCTCAACTTCAATACCAGAGTCAGTTGTTGGTGTTCCAGTGACATTCTTGTTTAGAAGAACAATGTTATCTTCAACTGCAAGGGTATCTGTGTTGATTGTTGTAGTTGTACCATTAACGGTAAGGTTTCCTGTAACAGTAAGATTGTTTCCAATTGTTACGTCGTCGGGAAGACCGATTGTTACCGAACCAGTACCTGCAGAAACCTCAATCTCGTTTGTAGTTCCAGTTAGTGATGTAACACCACCATTTGTAATTGTTACTGTTGACCCTTCTCCACCAGATCCTGAAACTGAAATTCCAGTACCTGCTGTAATACCAGCAACATAGTCACCAGTTGTGTCTGTTCCAAGGGCTACTGAGTTAGCCCCAATTGTTGCGTTAAGTGTTCCACTGGCAAGATTTGTAATGGTAACACTACCACTAAGATCTCCACCAAGAGTAATGGTAAAGTCGTCAACATTAAAGTCAAGCTTTCCATTTGTATCGTCATACGATACTGCGATTCCTCCTTCAGCGTTGCTTGAGACCATTGCCCCAACGGTATCCTGAAGGAATTCGGTTGATGCTTCTGTAAGAATGTTGGAGCCATTGATTGTACCTGATGCACCCTCAACAGTTAGCCCCTGCTTAATACGGAAGTTCTTTTCTACGGTTGCCATAGTTTTTCTCCTTATTATGCCTTAAGTCCCATACGAGCAAATCGTACAGTGACTGGCGTTACTGCGACATTTGGAGTTACTGTAATGTTTACAGTTCCAGATGTCTTTGAGACGCTAACGGTTCCAATATCCCCATCATTGTCTACCATTCCATATTGACTAACATTTACATCTGTTCCGTCAACAAGGATTGTAAGTTCTGTTGCAAAATATTTATTTGCACTTGATGCTTTTATAGAAAGCAAATACTTAACCATACGCCATTCGCTGGCTGTAAAACTGTCAACAACTGTAGCGTTCTCAATGCCATTAATTGTCTCTTCGTTATTCCCCACAGTTCCAAGCTCTGTTGCTTGTGCTGCGAGGGTATCGATTAATTGAGCATAATCAGCACCATTGGGTACATCTCCAGTTTCGAATCTTGACTTAATATAAGTTAGATTGGCTCTGGTCATAGTAATTTAATTATATCATTAATGTTTTTAAAGAATGTAGTTACTTACACCAATAATAGCAATTCCAATTGGTGCAGGATTTCCTGGACCATAACCTTCAATTCCTATGTTTGTAAATTTAACATAAAATGGAATTACATTAAGTGCTTTTGCTGTGTATTCAATATTTGTAATTTTTGTAATTGGATATGAGATAGACGTAACTTTTGCGTCGTGAATAATGTCTGTAACTTTAGCAGAATGTGCTTCTCCAGTCACAGATGCGGTTGCGTAATCTTTTTGAGATACTGATCCCAAATACCCAGTTTTTATATCGGTAATGACTGCTTTAGCCATTAGCTCTCTCCTGAGTTAGTAATATCCTCAACTACGATCATACTGCCCTGGCAAACTGTCCAAATTCTTGTAGCATCTCTAATTTCAATATCAAAGAGATCTCCTGTTTCAAGAAGGTTAGTCTGTGTAGCAGTTAGTTTAACTGTAAATTCTCCAACACCGTCTGCACCAGTAATGGTTGGTGTGACTGTTGTGATAAGAGTTGCATCGTCTGTCATTTCTGGAGTTGTCTGTGCAACATCTGGACGCTTAATCTCCATTGATTTAGTCCAAGAGGTAACATTTAGTGCTGCCTTTGTATCGTCAGTTACGTAGACACGAAATGATGCGGTATCTCCACGAACTACGGTCCAGGTTACAAGTGGGGGTAAATTCCCAACAGCATAAGTTTTTCTAGTAGCCATAGTATTTAAATTATATCACATATTACTGGACTAGATCTATCCAAGAAGTTCCATTATATCGCTTAACACTTTCAATTTGTTTCCATCCAGTATTAGTTACTCCACCAACGGTAACAGAGTCTGCTGGATTGCCTGTATATCTTGCAGCTAGTTCTATTGCTTTCCATCCAGTATTAGTTACTCCACCAATGGTAACTGAATCACCAGAGTTTCCTGTTTTCCTATAACCATATGCAGATATAAAAATATTTGCAGATTCTGCTATTCCACTGTTTCCAACAGCACTTGTTGCGTATATCGCAAATTTATATGTTTTTGCAATTAATAGGTCTGCTGTTGTATATGTAAATGTAGAAGCACTTAGAGTAGCAATTGTTGAATAGCTAGTTTCCCAAGTTGCACCACCATCAGAGCTGTACTTCGATTGAATTACATAGGATGTTGGAGTTCCTGTTGGTGGAGCTGACCAGTTTAGAGTAATCTTTCTTGCTGTTTTTGTTACTGATGTAATTACTGGTGCTGCAGGAATATTCTCAATCTGAATTGTTGAAGATATTCTACCTGCTCCAGATCCAACATCATTGACACCATATGCTCTAAATCTATAATATCTTCCAGGAGTAAGATTTGTGTAGGTGTATGTAGTTGATATATTTGACTGAGTATTTCCCCAACTTCCCCAAGTGCTTCCATCTGCACTATCTGATCTTTGTAAAGAATAAGATGTAGCGTCTGTTGCTGTTCCTCTTGTTACTGTTGCAGAAGTTCCAGAGGCAGAAACACTGATTGACGAAACTATATCTGGAACATATTGCGATGTCCAGTACCCCATCATCTGACCATTCCACGTAGCATAAACAGCCCCATTTGGTCTATAGTGAGTTACTTTTGGAGTTGCTCCATCATTTGTCCTGTCGAATCCAGCAGTAGTTCCACCAGTTTTTGTAATTCTAATTGAACAGTTTCCATTAGAGCCATCTGTATTAATAATACTACCTGCAGAATAGCTTGTTCCATCAAATATTAGTCTTATTGATGTTGATCCAACTACATCATCTGGATTAATATTAATAACTTTAATTGGATAATTAGATCCATCAATACTGACTCTACCATTTGGAAATTCTACGCCACTTTGTTCTGCATACCAGTTTGTATCATACCAAAATGCTTCTGATCCATCTGGATCTCCATTAGCAGGTTGGCTTCCACCTGGGAAAATATGAGTTGGCATAGGCTACCACATCCAGATGTCGCCAACTTGTGCATTTGTTGGAGCAGTGCTACCAGATACAACAAATATTCTTCCCACTGATGCCAGTGAGTCGTTGATGGTGACCCTTCCATTTGATGTTCCAGATGGAACAACATTTCCAATAAAACTTGTTGCTCGTGCTGTAACAGTATTTACTTCAGTAGTAGCATTTACTGTAGTTGCGTTAACGGTAACTGTTATTACATTTGCAGTAGTATTTACTGTAGTTGCATTTACATTTCCAGCAAAGCTTGAATTTGTTCCAGCTATATTTGCGGTAAAAGTTGCACCAGCGAGATTAGCCTTTGCTGTTAAATGCGTAATCACATCGTCGTGATAACTTTCAAAAGCTTCTACGATATTTGCTGGATCGTCTACTGCTGGGATAGTAACTTCATACGCAGCACCTACTGATGGATATTGTGATGGCATATAACTATTCTATCAGAAAATAATTGCTTCTGTCTTAACTTTAAAAATTTGAGGTGTCCCACCAATTATAATTTTAATTACTGGTGGCAATGACTTGCTGTCTGAAATCTTAATAACAGCCATTAGAGGCTACCTCCGACATCTCCAACTACTGTAATAGTTCCTACAACTGGTGTCCATATTTGTGTTCCTGTATCTACCTGTAGGTCAAAAAGTAATTCGGCAACTACTGAGCCGTATGTTGTACCCCACTCAACTGTAATGTCTGAAGGAGCAGTAATGGTAACAACATTACTTGAAACAGATGTTTCTAATTCATACTCTGTATCATTTTTAGGATTATATGCGATTGAAACAAAGTCCCAACCAGATGTTGAATATCCAGTTACTTCATCGTCTTGAAGAAAGGCGACGGTAATAGAAGATGTATCTCCACGAACAATCTTCCAAGTTATACGAGCAGGATCAGATCCAAAATAGTCTTGCAAAGCCATAACTAAATTATAACACAATTAAAGGCTGACACTCAGATTGGTGGGTATGAGAGACGGTTCTGAGTGCCAGCCTATTAAATTATATCAGATCACCAGACAGAATTGAAAAACTGTTCGTTATTCATAATTTGTTTAGTAATTTGTTTTGGATCAAATTTTCTATGTGGCTCTATGACTCTTCTAAAAGTTGGTTTACCAAGCCACGAATTAAGTGTGTCTAGATCTCTTACATAAGTGTCACGGTATGGATTGAGAGCGTCAATAACCTTACCGTCTCCAACATAGATTCCAATGTGATGAAAATACTTTCCGTACCCCCATCCAACCAAGTCTCCAGCAATAGGATTCGATACTTGTACACCAAGTTGCATTTGTGATGATGCTGAGTGTCTTACATCAATTCCCAGTTCTTTCTTAAGAACATAGCCTACAAATCCAGAACAGTCAAAACCAGATGGAGTTGATCCTCCGTACCAGTATGGTGTCCCCTCAAAAGTAAGTGCGTACTTGACGAACTTAGACTGTTTTGAGTTTGGGTCTGCAATTCTATCTGCTTCAGATTGAACTACCTGATTATATATTTTTTTATATTCTGCATTATATTCATCCATTGCAGCCTGGACTATCTCTCTTGTTTCAGCTCTGTTAAGAACTGACCTAGAAATGCTGAGATCTAAATTCTCGGCGGTAGCATCTGGACTGGTACAAAGCGTTAGTCCAAACACAATAGTTAAAACAATAGAACTTGATAAAAAGCTCTTTACTACTCTAGGATTTGTTTTCATATTTCAGATACCTCCTCCTCTTTGTATAAAGAGAAAAACACCTTATAGGTTAAGGTGTTATAAACACCAGTATACCAGACCTTTATCTACAATTCAAGTTGTAACAATTCGTAACGTTACCAAAACGTTATAATTAAAAATATCAAGCAAATACTGGGTTTAGAGTTCGTCGTTACCAAATCGTTATCAAATAACTTGACAAAGGTACTTGACAGCTGCTATCTTATATATATGGGGGGTAGGGGGGCAGATATGAGAAGAAAGAAACCCCTACAAGATAGTCTCCAATAGAAATCAAATCAAGTCCGAAGGACATTCGTGTTACCTCTTTGTAACATACTCAATAAACATCTCTGTAAGTCTGTCGATTTTACCATCTAACTTTTCGTGGTACTCTTCGCCTTTTTGATTCTGTGTCTTCAAGTCTAGAATGTCGTTTTCCATTCTGCTTACTTGATCTTTCAATGAAGAACCGTGATTAGGTTTAAGTTCTTTTTTGATTTCTTCAAAGTAATGTTTTGTTAACCATCTAACTCCTGATGCAACAAGAGTAATAACAGTAGCAATACTTATTGAAATTCCTAGAATCATTTGAAAGAGTTCCCAAGGCATAGTATATCTATTATAAACTACATTTTGTTATTACATTGTGACATTACCACTATATATCGTGAAAAATTAAATAATCGCTTATAAAAATCGCCGTAAAAATCGTCGGCGGTAAATAGAGTAACCATCCCCAAACACGGTATTACCAAACCACATATGGGGAAGACAGCCTGATATACTGGATATATGACAAATGAGGATGTTCCCAAACCAGTGCGTCCTTGGGATATGCTAAACCCCAATGAAGAGCGTTCCACGAAAGAACTCCAAACCTATCGTTTGGCGATATGCCGTGAGTGTCCATTGTTTAATGCTTATTCACAGACTTGTCAGATATGTAAGTGTTTTATGAGAATGAAGACTAAGTTGGCTAGAGCTTATTGTCCTGAGCATAAATGGTAAGAGTTTTTACGGCTACGCCATCAGCAGAGCTGATAGATCTACCGTCCGAAAATGACTATGACTATTGCAAATCCAGATGTACCTGCTATAATTGATATATGGAAACAAATTATATGCACAAGGACTGGCTCACCCATCAATTTGTAGAGCTAAAGAAAACATCTCGTCAAATCTCAAGAGAGATCAATGTATCAAGAAAGATTATTAACGTCTGTCTATTGAACTTTGGTCTTATTACTAGGGATCAGTTGGAAGATAACGATCTACCGTGACAAAAACAGCACTTCTCATAATTATCTTTGCACCTATTGCTGCAATTGTTATCGGACTTATTGCTATCTACTATGCATTTAAGGTTGATCAGGAAATGTTTAGTGGAGAGCTAGATTTCGATACCGTCGATTTCTGAAAAATTTTTTTAAAATGAGATTTGTGAAAATCTGAAAATTTTGTAGATGTGTATGATACACGATCCTAAAGAATAGATGGCACTAAATTAGTGAGCACACTAGTGCCACCTAATAATTGGTGACTAGTGCCACCTATCGCTTGATAAGTTTGTGGAGACCTAGCAATTCATCGAATTCACTATTCGTCATCACATCGCTTTTAGCAATAGCAATCAATTCCAAGTAACGTGCTTTTTGTGTGTTGTTCATTCTTTGTCCTTTGTTTGTATGTAATCAGTATGGCAGATAGGTCAGACACTAAACCTCTGCGTCTACCGTGAACGTTTCGATGTAGAGGTCTCCGTACTTGTTGTTCTTAGCAACGTGTGCCTCTGCCAATTCCATCGTGGAGAAGATAGCGTATGCTCCTTCGTATTCGATTCCTACTGCGTAGAGTTCCATTGTTTGTCCTTTGTTTGATAGTTTGAGTATAGGGGATAGGTCAGACACGTAACTAGTCGTTGTGCTTGTCACAGTCGCACCAAGCGACATCGTTTTCACAACCCATACAAACGTTTCCGTAGTATTCGTCTCGGAAGTCTTCATATTCAAACATTGTTTGTCCTTTCTTTGTTTCTTTCTATGTCTTGATTCTAATACAGACCACGGACATATAACTACCAATACCGCACCTATTTAGGTGAACAATAGGTGAACAACTATCCACAGAGTTATCCACAGGTTGCGCCGCCCCACGCAATAATCTTGCGTCTTTTTAAGAGTTACGCAATTTTTTCCCATTTTGGCGTTTTTTGGTAGTTTCGTGTCGTAGGTCGATGCTACAATGAAGACATAAAGAAAAAGAAATGAGAAATAAAATGACTAACATCGAAAACATCATCAAGCGAATGAATGAAACAGTTACCTGTGAGACCTGTGGGCGTAGTGGCTCACGCTATGTCTCCAATGTCCAGATGTTCCACTCTGACGGAGAGCGTTACTACGGTAGCCCTCTCACTAGCCGTATGGGTAGCATCATCGTACAGGGTACTGTATGCGGTGCTTGTGTCCGTACTCAGGCTATGGCTAAGGTCAAGGCACTCTCTGCCACTTATGTCCCTGCTGAGATGGCTACTCGCCCTCTCCGTGTGAACGAGATGCCGTAACTGGCATACCGTTCCACAAAACGGATCGACATATTCCAAACGGAGTATGTTGATAAGTTATCCACAGGCTGCGCCCCCTATATGTAGTGGCTAATGTCTGTTAAGACTACTAGATATAGTTTCCCGAAATATTTATAACGAAATGGTAACAAACCGTAACAATAGGCTGTTTTGGGTAGTTATATGTCGGTGGTCACAATTATAATGAAGATATAAACAAAGATAGAAACCAGAGAGTGAGCCTAGCAAATAAACCGACTATCGGGTGAGCCTAGCAAATAAATCTCAGGTTTCGTGAAAGGACTAAAATGGCAAAGAATGACTACTACTTGGTTCACTACATTGAGAATGGTCGTGAGGTTTATTCCGCTGTTCACTGGCGTGACCTTGCTAAGTTCCGCTCAGAATTCGAAATCATCTCCATCACGGCATAGTTCCGTGTCGGTGCTCTGTGTTACTGTGTAACTAATCGAAAGGACAACCAATGGAAAACGAAATCGACATCAACGAGAATGATGACATCAACATCAACGCTCTCACGCCTAAGCAAAAGGCACTACGCCTAAACGCTCTTGTGAAAATGGCACAGGGAGATGTGTTCACCTCTCACGACTTGGAGGAAGCACTTACTCTTACCCGACAACTGATGAAGCGATAGGGCAGGGTATGGAAAAGCGTTGCTCTGAGTGTGGCGGTAACTTGGTAGTCATTCTGACGGATACCCCAGAAATTTGTTGGACTTGCGTAATGGAGAGGTGACGGATCGACTTATCCACAGCTGTGTACAAGTTATCCACAGGTGGGCGCACCAGCTTTGTCCTAACAAAGTCTTTACGTAGTTAAGAAGAAAATTCCCGAATTCCTGGTTTGATGTCCGTGGTCAGTGTTAGAATGTGACTATGAACACATTCGATGCCTCCTTCCACTGCCACTACTGCCACGAACGCTATGAGTTTTGTGGCTGCCCCAATGACGAGTTTGAGCGTGTCTGGGAAGGATAGGGGTTTGTCCTAACAAAGTGGGGGCTGCGCCCCCCACAACTTTTTTGCGTCTTTAAGAATATTGTTGCGTTTTCCCTGATTTGAGGGGTTTAGTGTCGGTGGTCGCTAGTATAATGAAGGTATAGAAAGAAAAGGACAAAAAATGGCAAACGCAAACTCACTTCCAGCAAAAATGGCAACGACTGCCCAAATTGACGAAATCAAGGCACAGATTATTCGACAGAACCCCAAATATGATATGGCAACTGTCTACGCTGTCCTGTCTGGTCGGCTGTCCGTAGGCGTATCCTATGAGGCGGCTGAACGACTTATCGAACTTGGCGAAATGCCGTAGTTTGGTGTCGGTGGTCAACGATATAATAGAAACATAACGAAAGGAAAACAAAATGAACGAATTCATTGGATACACAATCAAGACACACGACAACGCCTATGTTGGCAAGGTCAACGAGGTTGAGCGTATTTATGTCAACCCTGTCTACCGCAAGCAGTTTGGAATTGAGGCAAACGAACCGTATGTTGCCTACGCTGTCCAAATTGACGAAAGCCCCAAAGGTTGGTCAACCATTATCGGGCGTAACGCAGAGGAACTTCACAAGCGTTATGTAATCTAATCTCGCAAGGGGAGGGAGTGAGCCTAGCAAAAACTAGCAAATAATCTCTCTCCCCACGCAAGATTTTTGCGGATCGGGGCGCACCGACTTTGTTAGGACAAACTATTTACGTAGCGAGCAAAATTTTTCCCAGAATAACGTGTCTGTGGTCGGTGTTATAATTAGAGAAACGAAAGGACAAATTATGGAATGCCAATTCTGTGACAACGAAAAACTTGCTACCGTCTCGGTTATGCACCTGCGAGACCGAATCGAACAGGCTGCCTGTAACTCTTGTGCAGACAAACTGTCAGATGAAAAGTGGACTATCGTTCACGAATTCGACATCTCTCGCTGGGACTTTGCAGGTTAGGTGTCAGACCTCCCCTGTATAATGTAAGTAACGAAAGGACAACTAATGCTCTCATTTGGACAACTCACCGAACTCACTCTCAAAGTTTACTCGCAGGTTTTCCCCAGCCTGTATGAAGTGAACGGAACTAAAGAGGCTGAGGCTGACTTGGGCAAAATCTTCTACAACCTCGCTGATGACGACCTGATTATCTTGGTCGAAAAGGCTGTGCGTAAGTACGCTGAAAGCAAGGGTATCGCCGTTTAGTGTCGGTGCTACCCTGTATACTGATAACATCGAAAGGACAAAAATGACAATGGCAAACTACTTCCCCCTCTCTGACGAAATCGAAGACCTGTATGGCGAGGTTGTGTTTTCATCTGATGAATGGACACACCTGATGGTTGACGGTACTGACACTATCGCAGTCGTGCCAAGTGTAGACGTTTACCCAGCATAGTCTGGGGATAACTTATCCACAGGCTGGGGCGCACCGATCTCGTTATAAATTCGTTACGATATGATTAAAAATTCCCCTGGATTTTCCAGTTTCGTGTCGGTGCTCAGATGTATAATTATACTAACAACGAAAGGACAGGCAATGAACGCCACTCTCACTCCCAACCAGATTATCACCGCTACCTCTACGGATTTGTTCCGTTCGCTCATTCTCAAGGCGACACTTGGACAGGTCGAACAGGCTAGTGTTTGGTATCACGAAGCACAGGAAGTGGCTCAGGAAGTTGCTCACAACCTCAACGCCTCGCTTGAGATTGGTGCTGGCGTTGTCTCCGCATTCTCCCCACGTGAGCGTTGGGCAAGCAACATCACTAAGGCAGTCGCATTCTCGCTTGGACAGTCTGTAACTGGATTGTCGAACAACCTCAAAATGGCTAACGCCGTACTGACTGACGGAATCGACGCTCTCAAGGGACTGAAAACTAACGCATTCGCTCGTGCTATCGCTGGCGACACGGATGCCGTAGTGGTAGATGTGTGGATGATGAGGGCAGCCCAGATGAAAAACGACAGCCCTACGCAGGGACAGTATCACGCTATCAGTCAGGCAGTCGTTCAGGTCGCAGGTGAGTTCGGTCTGACACCTCGCACCGCTCAGGCTCTGATTTGGATTGTCGTCAGAGGTTCGGCAATCTAGGCAGGGGAGCTGCGCCCCACGCAAGATCCTTGCTTCTTTATGAAGATAGTTGCGTTTTCCCCGAAATCAATCGTTTTATGTCGTAGGTCAGATGTATAATAATACTATGAAGAAAAAGAACCCAACTCACAAAGGTATTGAGAACAAGCCCTACATTGAGGCTATGCGTGAAATCCGTAAGTCTAATGCGGCTACCCCTCACGACAATCGCCCTAACCGTGAGCGTACTCGCTCTACCGCCAAAAACAAGGCTATCCGAGAATTCGAATAGTTTGATGTCGGTGGTACTTGGTAAAATAGTAATACGAACAAAGGACAAAAAATGACAAGCAACATCAACCGCTCTAACGAGGTAATCAAAAATCTCGAATCCGCTAAATCCGATTTGGCACACCGCCACCCCTACCCCTATGCGTTTGGTTGGGCGTGGGCTATGCTCACAGAGGAACAGCGTGACACAATGCTCAAACTGTCGGCAGAAAAAGCAAACAACGAAAAGGAAAGCAACTAATGGTAAAGTATCCAGAAATCAAAGTCCAACTTACAGGACACGACGGCAACGCATTCGCAATTATGGGTGCTGTATCTCGTGAACTCCGCAAGGCTGGCGTATCGAAAGACGAAATCAACGAATACACCAAGCAATCTATGTCGGGTGACTATGACAACCTGCTTCGTACCGCTATGGAATGGGTGGAGGTAGCCTAATGATGACACGCAAGGACTATGTGGCAGTTTCCGAATTGCTTCACACCTACGCTCTCAAAATAGATGAACAGACATTCGACCTGCTCATTCACGATTTCGCTGGACTAATGCGACAGGACAACGAACGCTTTATTCCTGACCGTTTTATCTCTGCCTGTTGGAATGGAAATGAGAGTGAGTGACATTCTTATTGTTGTCACGCTGGCAGGACTAACCCTCCTGCTGGCGTGGCTCAATGACTAGGGATCGAAAAATTGCGCCCCCCCCTATGTCATAACAAACAAGATTAAAAACCTTACGATATTTTTCCCGAATTCCCTGTTTCGTGTCAGACCTACCCTGTATAATAGAAACATAAACGAAAGGACACTAATGAACGACGGTACTTATCTCAATGTAAACGGTACTTTTGTATTGGCTCAACCCAAGACTGGCTATTGGGTAGGACTGTATGCCACTACCCTTGACGACACCCACGACGGACAGTATGTAGGGGTATGGACTAACCCTGAAAGTGGCGTAACTTATTATGACCGTAGCGTTTGGGTCGCTGACTTGGACAACGCTATCGCACTTGGTAAGTCTCACGAGCAATTGGCTATCTGGGATATCGAAAATGAAAAAGAAGTTTGGCTCAACGAATTCTTTGCCGAACAGTTTGCCGAATAATATGTCGGTGGTACACAGTATAATTAGACTAACAACGAAAGGACAATAATGGGCAGAATGTTTGTAGAGTCTATGCAGGAATTGGATGTTTCACTAGAGGATATGGTGAGTATGCACTTTTCATCGAATTGCTACCCCCCAATTCCACAGTTTATGGTTGGCGTTGCGTGTGAAGCGATTCGTGCAGCGAGTGTGGACGACTGGTATACCGAAATTGCGTTGCCAGAGGGAGTCGAACACCGTAGCGGTAAGACCGTTGTGACTGCCAGTGAAATTATCGAAAACTGTCGCCTAGAGGGATTCGTGGACTACGAGTATGAAGCCCTTATGTTTGACGAGCCAGACGAGGACTAGGCAGATCCGTTTCGTGTCAGTAGTCAGATGTATAATAGTCTTATAACGAAAGGGACAAAATGGACTGGGAAAATGTAATAAACTGGGAAGCCGTAGAAGCCTTGACAGATGAACAGGTTTCCGCTATACTGGATATGTTCGACAAGTAAGGGACAAAATGACTAACTACACTATTGTTGATAAGCACACTTGCGGACACAACCTATCTATTGACCTGTTTGGTGGCGAGGGTAGTTGGGGTGTCTGGATTTGTACAACCTGTAAGACAAAGAGGGCGTAATGACTGACTATGTACTAAAGTATCAGGTTTGGAGTGGAGAAGGCGACGGTAAGTTGGCTACCTTCCGACACGAAGAGGCTGCTTTGCGATTCTTGCTATCCGTAAAGTCTATGTTTCCAAACTCATATATTTATGATGTTCTAAACGAAAAATATGTGGGGAGAGACTAATGGAATTCTTATTCATCATCGGCATCATTGCTCTTATCTGCCTTCCTGGTTTAGCACTAGCCGCAGGTGGCTTGGCTATGATTGTTGGGGCATTGGAGAAAATTAGCAAGTTTAGGAAGTAATGCTAGAGTTTATAACAGGACTCTTATTGATTCTGTGGACCGCTCCAATATTTATCTTTCCTTTCATTGCACTATTCTTTTTGATTGAATGGATAACTAGTTGGTTTGACTAGGAGGCAGGGGCTGCGCCCCCCTCGTTATCAAAACGTTATTAAGACTTTAAGAAAAAGATCCCCAAATCCCAGTTTGATGTCGGTGGTAGGCTCTATAATGGTAAGACAGGACAACGAAAGGACACACAATGGGACAGTACCACAGCATTTACAACCTTGACAAGCGAGAGGTCATTCACCCTCACGACATTGGACTTGGTGCGAAGCAGCGTGAACACACAGGTCACTTGGCTTCACTCTCGGATATGATGTATGTCCTCACTACCTGTTCGCCTATGCGTGGTGGTGGTGACTTCTACGCAGAGGTGATGAAGGACTTCATTGGTCGTTGGACTGGTGACCGTGTGGTTGTGGTTGGCGATTACTCTGAACAGGGTGACATTCCTAACTACGATATGTCACAACTCAAAGACTTCACGGATATCTCTGGTGACGCTCGTGCCTTTATCTTTGAGGTGTACGGTATCCACTTCCGAATGACGGACTATGGTTGGGACAGGGTATACCCAGACAGGGATTGATGTCCGTGGTCACCTGTATACTTATCTTATAACAAACGAAAGGAAACAAACTATGTTGGACAAGGCTTTTGGAATGAAGACGGTTGCTAACCAGATGGCACAAGACCCAATGGTGAACATCGCAGGTTCGATGATTATGTCTGCCGAAACCGAAGAGGACAAGATGATTGCTATCAACATCTTTGGGCAAACGCTCGTAGGACTTATGGCACACGCAATGGCAGAACTGCTGTTGTCGGAAGAGGACTTTGCTACCCTCACCGCAACGATTGACGAATTGGTAGCAATTGGTGACGAAGCAGAGGAGAGCAACTGATGAACGGACAACAGTACAACGACAGTTTGGTTGGTAACCTTCGACGACAGATTGAGTTGTTGGAACAGGACAACAACGCTCTTCGAAATGACCGTGAACGTATCAAGGCGGACTACGCAAACGACGTGGAGAGTGTTCGATTGATTCTCTTGGACGCTCTGTCAACTGACCAGCGTGAATACGTTGACGTGGATATCCTGGCAAACTCCATTGCTGACGTATTCGCTATCTCGCTCCTGAAAACTGTACGTGTCTCCTTCACCGTGGATGTTGAAGCAGACGTGCTCGTACCAGCCGCATTCGACATTAGTGACCTTGCTATCACGGATGTTACAATGGAAGCGTGGAACTCAGAGGTTGAAGAATTCTCTGTCCAGTCATTCGACGTGGGGACGATAGAGGAAATCTAGGTCCCCAATGCAGCTCCCACTGTAGTATTCTTGTCCTTTCCTGCAGTGGTAGAGAGGTCCTGAGCAAGACCTAAAAAGGCTCCTTCTCTATGCCCCGACGAAGATCGGTGCGCCCCCCACTTTGTAATGACAAACAAGTTACGAACTGTTACAAGATTTCCCAGAATGTGGAGAGTTATATGTCGGTGGTCAGCAGTATACTTGTATTATCAGCAGGGAAACGAAGTCGGAAGTCCCCAAAAAAATAACAAAAAAGTTACCAAATAGACTTGACAAGTCTTTCCCTCGCTGGTATAATAGTAATAACGAAGCAAACAAACAGTTGGCTCACTACAAGGAAGCAGGTAATACAATGGGTGAAATCACCATTGGTTCGCAGTTCACTACGCAGAAGTCGGGCGTTTCGGGTACGGTTCAGGAAATCGTCAAGAACGCAAACGGTTCGTTCCGTGTCCGTCTTGATGTCGCAGGACAGCCTCGCTGGACTACGGTTTCCAGCAAGTAAGGTCAGACCCTAGTCTGGTTGCTGGGCATCAACTCAAACTGCCCAACCTAACTTCATAGTTTCGTGTCAGACCTCCCTGATACAATAGAGATACAAGCCAAACGAAAGGACTAAATAAATGGCTCGCTCACTAGCAGTAAAAATCCCAACCGCAGTTCTGATTGCTGACATTGAGGCTTCGATTGCCAAGATTGAGGCAGAAGTTGCTGAATACCCTGCCAAGCGACAGAAGTATGAAGCAGACAGCAAGCAGTACGAGGCTGATTGTGTTGCTCACGCTATCAACCTCCTCACCAACAAGTCCGACCTGATTGGTGACACCTACGAAAGCCTCATTCGTGTTTCGTTTGGTGGAGGGTATCGTGGTGGTAACATCACCGTTGCTTTCGACACAGACGCACTTGGCTTTCCTGTCCGACCCGAATGCCCTGACAACCCTAACGAGAAGTCCTCGTATGGTCGTGAGTGGACTACCAAGTTGGACTTGCTCAAAAAGAACCTCAAAGTTCTCAAAATGACTAACCAAGAGGAAGTCAATGCCAGCACCTACAACACGGTAATGGAACTTCTCTAACGAGATAAAGGGGCTGGGTAATCCTCTGTAAACAACTGCCCATTCATAACTACATAGAGAAACAAGGTTTCATAGTGAAATGGTTATCACGCTACTCTGTCGAAGTAGTATTAGGGGTTCGAATCCCCTTGGAATCGCAAACACATAGTAAGTAATGACGATTGCTCTATGTGGAGAGTGGCTGAACGACACCCTTGGTCTGGTGGGGGTAAGGAAGGCACACAGTTGGTTTAGCGACCATACTCTTAGCGGAGTAAGACTGTGGTAGGACTAAGGCGGTACTCATTGAGAACGCTAGACTTCTCCTTGGTGGTAACAGACAATCCACCCTCTCAACATTTCCCTGAAATATGGGTGAGTTGCTAGTTGTAGATGACACTAGATAGGATAGAGATACTAAGGTGAGATGAATACTCTATTCCGAATTATAACTCTCACACAAGTCCCCCTGCGAAGCGTCTGGATAGATTGCTGGTAGCAGGGGGATTTTGTTATGGGTGGGGGATCCAGCTGCGCCCCCCCCCTTTGTCCTAACAAAGTTATTACGTTTAGGTTACGATGCCCCCAAAATGCTTCCCAGAATTATTAGATGTCGGTGGTGCGGTGTATAATGATACTATCAACAAAAACAAAACGAAAGGTATGAGATGGCTCACGAACTAGAAATCGGTGCTAACGGCGAGGTTGCTTTTGCTTCCTTGCGTGAACCTGCTTGGCACAAACTTGGTACTGTCTTCGAAGACGAGGTATCAACTGATGAAATGCTGAAACTGGCTCACTTGGACAACTGGAATGTCCGTTTGGAAGAACTGTCGTTCCCAGAGGGTTATGTCTCTGACAAGACTAACTACTTTGTTTGTCGTACTAACCCCTTCGACAAGTCTCAGAATGATGTTCTGGGTGTCGTTGGCGAACGCTACCACACTCTCCAAAACGAGGATTTGTTCACCTTTGGTGACAACCTGCTTGACGGTGGTGGTCGTTGGGAGACTGCTGGCTCTATCAAGGGTGGTCGTGTAGTCTTTGGCTCGCTTGCTCTTGACAACGAGATTGTCCTTGACCCTAATGGTCGTGCTGACAAGGTGGACAGTTACCTGCTTATCAACACTTCTCACGATGGCTCTATCTCCATTATGGCTTCCATTACCCCTGTGCGTGTTGTGTGTGCTAACACTCTCAACCTTGCTCTGGGTGGCGGTGTTGGCAAGTGGCGTAATGTGAAGCAGTCGTTCCGTATCCGTCACACTCAGACTGCTGAGGGTAAGGTTCAGGTTGCTCGTGAAGCACTTGGCTTGGCTCAGACCTACCTTGACGAGTTTTCGGTTATGGCTAACGCTATGATTGAGACTGAGGTTACTAAGGCACAGTTTGACCAGATTGTTGCTCTTGCCTACCCTGCCCCTGAAAAAGACGCTAAGGGTTCACTCAAAAAGCACGAGAACAAGATTGACCTTATCAACGACATCTATGTTGGTGACTACAACAACACTATCGCTGGTACTGCTTGGGGTACGCTCAACGCTCTGACCGAACGCCTTGACTGGCACAGGACTGCTCGTGGTGGCAACTCTGAGAACATTCTCGCTGGTGCTTCTGGCTTTGACCCTGCTATCAACGCAGAAAAGAACCGTTTGGCTCGCGTAGTGGCTGGCGTACTGCTGGGAGTGTAATCCACAACTGCTGGGCAACAGTATAAACTGCCCTCCCTATGGGGATCGATTTGGTTGGGGATAAGTTATCCACAGGTCGGGGCGCAGCCCTATCTTTAACTATATATTAATACATTAAGAAAATCTTTACGAAGATCCCGAAATTTTCCCAGATTCCTCTTGTTATATGTCGGTGGTCTGGATTATAATAGAGGTATCCCTAAAACGAAAGGTATCAAATGGCAACCTACTATGTCAAGACTATGGTTACCTTTACTGGCTATGTTGAGGCAGACAGTGAAGCAGAAGCAGAAGAGATTGGCTGGTATTACGACAACCTCAACTATGACGGTGTTTATGATGTTGAGGTAGAAGAACAAGAGAGTGACGAAGATGACGAGTGATGACTGGAAGCCTGATAAGTTTATTACATACCGCTTCGTTTCCGACTTTGCTATTGTTACTTTCATTGTTCCAGGTATGACTGAGTGGGACGATGAAACTTGGGATAGTGTAGCACATACTGACCTTGCTTCATATGTTACTGAGCCTGAAGCCTATTGGGAAGACGACCAGTGGGAAGTTGAATCAGTAAACCAACTATCAATTGAGGATGTGACACTATGACCGAAATCACACAATACGAAATCAATGAACGTAAGTTAGTTCAATTAGAGATTACGAACAAGATTGACGAACTCCTGGAATCGGATTCTATGTCGTACCTCAATGCTAAAATAGGACTAAACCTAATCAAAGTGTTTATCAAGTATATGGACGAGGAGTAAGATGAAGACTTGGCAAGTAGAATACAACGCAGCCTACTGGGTCGAAGCAGAGACCGAAGAGGAAGCAATCGAAAAGGCTATCGAACAGCACGAACAGTTGCCTGACGGTGATTGGGAAGCAATGATTGACCCCTATGACAGCAATAACTTTGGAGATAAGTAATGATTACTTGGGACGAATGGCAAGCCACTTATAAGCCTACCACCGACTTTGAGTATGAAGACCTGTTCGACATTGACGGTGATGTAGACCAACACTATATCTGGACTGTCGTAGACGGCGACGGTATCTATATGAATATTGTTTCTGGTATTCATATCATCAATCGTCTTGGTTACTTTGTTACCGAAGTACCGTGGGAAGATGACGTATTTGTATCTAATCAGAAAGAGTTCTAATGAGAAAGTATCTAATCACAGCAACCGTGCAGATTGAGTACCTCGTTCCTGTCGAAGCAGAGAATGAAGATTCAGCCTATCAAGCATTGGACGAATGGATTATGGACGACTTCGAACCATACAAGAACCACGCAGAGTGGCACTTTGACATTCAGGATAACGACTGATGCAACCATATATCTATGTATGCGAAATGGCAGGGTGTCCCAATCCTGCAACTAAACACGATGTTGAAGACTATAACTATCTTTGCAATGATTGCTTTGATAAGGTAGTGACTGGAGAACTCTAATGGATAATGAGATTATAACCTATATGACTGAGCAGTACCCTGACATCTTTGAGGCGTGGGAAGAAAGTGTGTTACAGGATGGGAATGGATCTGATTACCTGCAGGGTATCGTCGAAGCCTACGAACACATCATTTCAAAATTCCCTTACGAACGCTCTTGACAAAATCCCGAAACTTTGGTAAAATAGTAACATCCCCTAACGAAAGGTAAAACATTGCACGTATTGCAATATCTCGCAACGAAGGCTGACTCTGCAGAAGAAGCCATTATCAACGTCCGCACTCACCTAGAATCTATTATGGGTGAGCCTGGTTCTGGTGCTACTTGGTACGACTGGTTCGTAACTGGTGGTGGACGATTCAATCGAAACGCTGACCCATACAAAGACGGTGACGAGAGTATGGTTGTTTCATCTAAAGATAGTGAAGCATTTGAGGCTATCATTGTAGAATGCATTGAGAGTCGTATGTCAGAATTCAATCGCTACCGTGACGAATGGCAACGAGCCAACGTCAATCTTGAATCCTACTTTGATATGTACGAAGGTGATATGGATTACTCTATGCAACTCTACTCTCTCGGCAAAATGATTGATATGGTGCAGGGTAACTGGGACTTCAACTCCTACTTCTTTGACATTGAGAACTGGTCAACTAACCCTCTTCATATGAACAAGGATAGGATAAATGTCGGTGGTACGTGGTATCTTGTACCTGTGGACTTCCACTTCTAAGGAGAGAAATGAATTATAAGACTATCACTATCGAAGAGGCTGAAGAGATGTTTGGTCTTGGTGTCAGTCTGATTGACGACTTTGACGAGATTGGAAACTACAACGATGATTGTATTTGGACTTACGCAGACGGAGACGACGGTACTTATATTTCTAGTGGCTTTCACTTTGTCAACCGTATTGGTTATTATGTCTCTGAGAAGCCTGTTCCGTCAGATACAATGTATGAAATCTGTGTCTCACGAGATGTAGAGTGTGAACTGTGTACCTCTGCCAATGGCGAGGAAGATACAAGATGTGGAAACTGTGCTGGAACTGGATATAGAACGGAATGGTACTAATGAAAGAATATACAATTGAGGTTACCCACACTCCCAGTGGGCAGTACTTCACCCTAACTGGATTCTACGAAGAAGATATGGACTATGATGCAGTCGTAGAAGATATCGCTAAAGACCTTAGCATTGATGTGGCGGAGGTGTAATATGCAAGGCTATAGAGTACTGGACCTGAACATCTTCTACCGTGAAGACTGGACTGAAGAGACTGGCACAACGTGGGCAGAAACGTTTACCATCGAACCATACATTCGTGAGTCTGACGACTACGGTATCCGCAATCACGAGACTGGCATTCTTATTGAGTGTGATGAATTCGAAACTCAGATTATTGCAGAGCAGTTCCCTATGGAAGAGTATGGCAGTGACTTCTGGGTATTTGCAGACGAGGTACAGATGCCTACACGACGCATTGCCAAGATACTGAAACAGATCGATTTAGGAGAGTTGCCAGGCAGAGCGGTCTTAAACTATACAGACACAAAGCCTACCACAATGTAGTGGTAGATGAGTAGACGATGAATGGGGGTTCCGTCTACAAACAAGGGGGTAGGATGCAATGATGCTTTTTCCTTTCAGCACTTGCGTTCTACCCCCACTTCTGGTAAAATGGATTGAGGAGTAATAAATGGCAATATCAGACGAAGAGAAAGTAGCCAAGCGGATTGGTGATTTGATTTCAGACTTGCGATTGGATTTGGATTATGTGGCTTTCTACATCAAACAGATTTCACCCAATGTCGCAATCAATCGTATTCTGCTAATGGCTGACCTGCTGGAAACATACAACGAGGAAGAAAAGGTAACACACTATGACTACTAGTTTTGAGAACAAGACAGTTATTCTTGCTGACCTGTGGCTCAACTATCGTAATGATGAAGAGTTCCAAGACTTTATTTCATACAACGATATGGGTCTGCCTCTGGCTTACGCAATCAGCGAGGGCATTGTTCAGTCCACAGAAACAGCAGAGGGATTTATCAACGAAACCTTCGACCTGTTCCTTGCTGGTGTCGGTGTAGATGATACAGGATTTGAGACCCTTGATGATGTCCTAATGGCAGAGTCTACAGACTAGTAATCATTCCCCACAGGGGGTAGCTCTTATCAACAGAGTTATCCCCAGGTGGTGCGCAACTTTGTCATAACATACTAACAAACACCTTTACGAACAAACCATTACGATCCCCAAATATTTTTCCCCAAATTTAGACATTACGAACCCTCTTCAAAAAATCCCAGAAAGTTTGGACGGTATCAGGAAGTACTGTCTATTACCTATATAGTGTATATACCTATAGGGATTACGATCCTCTGTTTGATACCCCCGAAATGTGCAGATGTCTAATAGGATTGTTTGGTACAGATGTTTGGGGGCAGCGAGAAGTGTACCTAATTACCTATATAAGATAAAACACCTATAGTAAAAAGACATTACGATCCTTCTTGAAAAAATCCCAGAAAGTTGTACATTTTGTACATTTTTGATACCAAATTGTTATGTTTTGGACAAAAAACAATGTGTTTTTATATGGTTAAATACTACATATTGTGGTGTTCGGGGAGGGTAGATACTAGATATAGTGTTTGGGATGGGGATGTAGCATATGTTTGGATGTTTGTCAAGGGGCATATGTTGTGGTGAAAAGATTACGAAGCCCCCATATATAGGGCTCCATTACACAAACACTATTCCAACATATCTCTTTCAGTCACATATTTTTTATATCAGTAAGATCTTTATTGTCAAAATCAGCATAAAACACTGTCTCAGACACGTCAGAATGAGCTGTAACGAGGTCTATCTCCTGATGTCACAATGTCCTATAAGCTCAAAACCATCTGTTTATATAGGGGATTCTATGTACTATAGGTTATATGTTATATAGGTAATGGGGGATACCATTTCTGATACCCCCCACTTTTGTGGTGCGTCTACCTCCGACTTAGAAAGGTTCGATATCCCACGAACCAGGATTCTTAGGCTCTTCACCAGACTGAGCTACTGCTCGCTGAAGAAGTTCCTGAAGCTCTACAACCTCTGCCAATGAGAGATCGTGCTGAACTGCTCCGTGATGTCCCTGTACGTAGAGCGTAATGAAACGCTCATTGTTTCCGTGCTTTCGCCATCCACGAGCATCAAATGCTTCGAATGTTTTCTTAACTGCCAATGTGTCTCCTTTGTTTGTTATATCTATTATATCGTTTACTCGCTTGTTTGTCAAGCGTTGTCACTCTATACCGCCGAACTTTTCCGCCGAATTTATTTCACCAGAAAAAGGACTATTGCATCAATTGCAACTACTATGCCTATTGCAATGGTCCAGTATCTAATGGTAAGGTTTCTGTGTTCTTGTTTTGTAAGACGTGGCTTTCCGTTCTTGCCACCCCAACAGATATCGGTATGGTGTACACCAAGCTCACAGTTATCGCAATAGATTACTGCCATTAGTTATCCCCCTTGATAAGTGCGATAGCCTCACACATTAGGCAATCGTAATGAATGTCTGAAAGATAGCTAATGTGATGCCAATACTCGTGGTTGAGCAGTGTAATGATACGTTGACGTTCACGATATGCACCTAGCTCCATTGCTTCTTGGAGTTGTTCGATCTCTGGACTAGCCATTAGTCCTCTCCCTTTATAATAGCAATAGCAAAACAAGCAGAACAATCATCAATATATACTCCCTTGTTTTCTTGGTGTTGATATGTGTACTCAGAATGTTCTAAGTCTAGTAGTGCAATGATCCGTTCACGCTCCATCTTCACGCCTTTAGCAATACCTGCTCCGTGTGCTATGTGATAAGCTGCTGTTTCGTCCATTATTTCTCCTAATCTACGTATACTAATTTGCTTCTAAACTTTTCAGGGAATGCGAATGGGCAGGACGAGCAGTCATTCTTTCCCTCTACAAATGGTTGTCCTCCACCAGCAGACTTGGGGACAGGGATACCAAGGAATACTGATGGCTTGGTGTCTGTCTCTACACAGCGTTCACAGATACGTGATTTGTATAGGTTGGTTTCTCTAGTAAGGAGTTGGTACTGTTTGTTTACCGCCTCAAAATCTGTAACGTCTACCTTTTTCTCAATGTCCTCTTCAGACAGCATCATACGACCAACAGGAATACGGTGGTCCACCTCAAGCTGTGTGCTGGTCTTGATCATCGTGAAAGCATCTGTCTCACCAAGTAATGACTGGATAGCCTTAATCTCTTTGGGCGAGTAATTGGCTCGTGCATACTCGTTACCAGTCAGGTATGGAGTGTCAATCATATCCAGAGTATCTACACGGTTATGTGTCTCACAGTATCCCTTGCTAGGCTGCTTAGGGATATTGACACCAGCACTACGGAGATCACGGATCTGTGCTGCAGGTTGCCCTACATCGATACCCTGCTCGTGTAGCGTAGCACGAAGGCAACAACGAAAGAGACCTGTAGGGTTGTCTCCTAGAATCTTGAGGACAGCCTGTGTCTTAGGTGACTGTGCTCGCTTTGATTCCTGAAGATACCACAACAGGTCTGCAAACGTTTTGATGTCTCTCATACATCAATTATACAGCTTGGGGTCTTCCTTGTCAAGTGTGTAGCATTCTTCGTGTGCCTCCCAGAAGTCGTGTATTTGTTCTGGCTTAATCATATTAGTACACACTGTACCGCATACACACTCAAGATAGTTATGAGTTTGGACCACTCAGTTTATCTTTCCAACTCATTGGAATCTCTGCATCTTCCCAAGGTAGGAATGCTGAGTTTGGGATCTTCCAAGTAGATAACTTTTCAATAGCCTTGTATTTCTTCTTAGCCTTTGAGTACCCCTCAGTCTTACCTGCATCCTTTGCAATACCAATAGCAAGTGCAACCATCATAGCCTGATCAGTAGAAAGACTTACAACCTGTCTTCCAATAATGTCACTCCATACTGTCATTTCCCAGTTGTCAGTTTCACCTACGTATTTAATCTCTACCTTATTCTGCATTGTTTGCTCCTCTGTTCATTCCAGAAACATACCCTGCCTGAAAAGCAAGAATCTCTGCCTGAGTTGGCACACGGTCAATTTCTAAAATCCAATCTGCCATATCCTTCTTAGCCTTACGCCTTACTGTCTCAAGGATCTTTTCATTGTCCCTGCGTGTTTTTCTATCAGTCAATTCTTCTCCAATGTCTCATATCGTATTGATATCCATCGCTTGCCATTAACCAGATTCCGTTATATGCAACAATATCAACCAAGACTATTTGTTTTGTTTCTGTATGCTCTATCTCTGTCACTTCTTATCACACTTACAGTGAGAAGACTTAGAGCCACCCTCTTTAGTTCCAGACCATTTGCCAAGCAGAACCATCTGTCCAATAGCGGCATAGTTCATCATATCAAGGAACGAATCAATTAGTGCCTCATTCTCTGGGTCTGCCCCATTATCGATCAGATGATTGATGCGAGACATCTTGTCGTGCATACGCACACGAAGACCATTGAGTGGTCCTCCTGGAGCATCTGCAATGTTCTTTGGTCCATAGTCCATCTGTTTCTTAACTAAGACTGCTAGTGCTTCATTGTAGATCTGTGAAGCATCTGCCTCAAACTTATCCAAGTTCATTATTCTCCTTAATTGCATTTAGTGCTCTGCGAACTAATTCTTCGATGCCGTTGCCATATTGGTGCTCAAACTCTACCATATCATCGGCATACCAGTCTGGCTGTTCTCCTGGACGACGGAATCCTGCAACATACGTATTGATAGAGTGCTTATCTGAAGTACCTTCGATACGAGCTATGTGCAAGACATTAATAATGCTTCCGCCTACACGCATCTCAACTTGTGTGTTCGCCACGTGTTTCCTTTACGATAATAATCTTTTTAGTCTCACCATAGGTAGTTCCATCTGGAGATCCGAAATGTACAATTGTCTTAGCCACGTTTCTGCCTTTCTTCATAACAGATTCTGCAGTACCCCCCACGGTAGGGGACACGGTGTTTCTTACATATCAAGTTCAAGGTCCCTGATTAGCTCCTCAAGGAACTCAACCAAGTCACGATTATCCTGAGCATATGCCTCAGTAATCTTACGCTCAATCTTTTCTAGTACTTCGTCGTTACGTCGCATTCTTCCCTCATTAATTACTGCATTAATAATAGCTTTTTGTTCCTGCTTAAGATCTGTCAGGTCAACACTTACATAGCCATTCATTAGAAGTCTCCCTTTCTAATTGTTCTGATAATTGCATTACACGCAGCAACAGCACCACTGAGATAGTCTCCTGTGTTTGGGTGTCCCTGCTTATACGCATCTTCAATCTCAATAATTCCGTTTTCCATTCGGCTCTCTACAAGATCGACAAGACGCTCTTTCATCTCACGAGCACCAAGCTTTTTCATTAGCTCGTCTCTACGCCTAAGATTACGAGGTGTTGGTATAAATATTTTTCTCATACCCCTATTATCCCACTACTCGCTCAATTTGTCAAGTACAAGGGCAATGAGATTTTCACCTGTGATGTAGTACTTTTCGCCATCAACATCGATGCGATAGGTACGATCTGGATAAATTGGATATTCAAACTGCATAGTCTAAGTATACCAGAAATACTGTATACTTGGTATATGAATATTGGCAGAGATGGAAAAACCCATATTACAATTATTGAGAACCATCTTATTGAACTTTATGAGGCTGGAGTAATGGAAGAGCGTACCAGGTTTCTTACAGAAATTAGACAGCTTATTCAAGAAAAAGACTCACGTGGTGACCACGTTGCTGTTGCAGTGCTTGACTGGGCTTTGAGCCGTATCCTAAGAGGCTAATAGCTGTTGCTCTCTCTCGTATGTTCTAAGCTTGTGACAGTTTGAGCATACTACATCACATTTCTTGACCTCTGCCCACGCTTTCTCAGCACCGTACTTCTTGAGTACACGATAGACATTCCCAAACTTACGTTCGCCTGGTCTGTGGTCAAATTCTAAAACAAAGTGTGGGTAGCTAAGACCACAATCAGAACAACCGCTCTCTTCTTTATACCTTTGAAGGGCTGGTAAATGTTCTGTAATTGACATCACAACCATTATATCAAATGTTATAATAGACTAAAGAGATTGGATGTAAACATTGGATTACGTTTATGTATGTCGTCCTGGAGACAATGAAGAGTTAAGATACTCAATTAGATCTACCGTGAAGAATTTACCAGAGGGTCGTATCTGGGTAGTTGGTGGAAAGCCAGACTGGTACACAGGTGACTTTATTCCTGTACGAGCAACTGGTATGAACAACCACGCCAATGTTTGGAATCAGCTAAAGGTTGCTTGCAACACTCCAGAAATAAGTGATGACTTCGTTCTTATGAATGATGATTTCTTTACAATTAAAAAACTAGACCAGGTTGAATATTTTTATGGTGGCACTATGAGACAGGCACTAGAAAATTATGCAGATTCTGGTCAAACAAACTATGGGTATCAAAGACTGTTTAACAAAACATATAAGCATTTAGGTAGAAGATTTGATAGACCAATATTAGATTACGAACTTCATATGCCAATGCCTATGAACAAAGAAAAGCTTTTGCCAATTTTAGATACTGGATTCTTACATAGATCGTACTATGGAAATATGTATAACGTTGGTGGCAAAGAAACATATGATGTTAAGGTATATAGTAACAGTGAACTTAAAGGAAAGTTTAATGATTTAGTAGCTAAAGACCTACAGTATCTATCTAGTCACGATTCCAACTTTGACTTTTTGCTTGATTTTATCTTGAAGGATTTATTTCCTGATCCTTCACCTTATGAGCACCCCTGACAGGATTCGAACCTGCGACGCACGGATTAGAAGTCCGACGCTCTATCCTCTGAGCTACAGGGGCTTGGTAGGGCAGGTGGGACTTGAACCCACTATCGATACCTTATAAGAGTATTGCATTTACCTGTTATGCTACTGCCCCAATTTTTACTGGTGCAATGCCTTAAATGTTTCTGGGAATGCACCGTGTGATAGATCCTTCACGGCAAAAGCATACTGCTGTATCTCCCACTGGGCATCGTGTTCCATACGCTGTTCAAGGAATGTTAGCACACCCTGCAAAGATACCGTCCAACGCCAGCGTACATACATTCCATATGCTGGAAGAAACAAACGTGCAAGTTCTGGTGCAACACCTGCATCCATAGCTTTGTGATAATACTTAACCCCATCATCAATAGTTGTGAGAAGTTCGTGATAAAAGTAGTCACCAGTTTTACTGTCTACTGGATCGCCGCTACCCTGCTTACTATTCTCTGGCTTACTACGCCACTCATATTTGTTAGGAACATAAAACTCTTCATCCTCAGTTACATAACGACGTGAGGACTCATTCCATCCATTCTGATCATCAACGTGGGTAGATGCTACCGCATACTTCCACCATTGACGTGCAACAAACAGTGGTGCGTATACTTCGAACGTAAGAGCAGCGTGGCGAAATGGCGACGTGTGACCCTCACGGATGAGAAAGTCGATGAGACGTTCATCCTTTTCAGTGAATTCAGATGATTCCTTATCGTAAGAAACACGAGCAGCATTAACGATAGATAGATCATCGCCAAGAGTGTCAACAAGTCGAACATATCCTTTGTCTAGTACATTAATCTTGTTCATCAATTACCGCCAGAATATCATTATAGGAAATAAGAATATAGTCTTTGTTTTCGTGACGTACTTCAGTACCGCTGTACTTAGCAAATACAACCTTGTCTCCAACATTGAGTGGAATCTCTACGTGAATCCCATTACCAGTAGTAACTCCTGTACCGACTGCGACTACGATAGCCTCCTGTGGCTTCTCCCTGTCCCCTGCAATAATAAAACCAGATGCAGTAACTTGTTCATCCTTAATAGGGTCAAGTGCTACCTTATCATAAAGTGGCTGAATCATTAGTATCCTTCCTCGTGTGTTACGCCGTGCTTCTCGTCAATGTACTTATGGATTTTGCGAAGTGCAATTGCTTTGGATACCGCAAATCCAACAAGCAAAAATACAGCATTCCAAAAGAATTCAGCTGCCATATGCTCAACACCAAACGTAACATCAATAATTGTTTGCAAAAGGCTTTCGCCTTCGTGTTCGTGCATTGTCTCTCCTAATGCGTTAGTTGTTATACTTATATTTTACAGCAACTGAGAACGATTGTCAAGGCAGGAGCCAGAATTTTGACATATCTGGCAACTTTGCTGGGTCAAGAGTCCTTAGTCCAGCTTTTCTATACTGTTCTCTTGCATCTGGATTATTTTCAATTGCTAGTGTTACTCCACGAGCCTTTAGTTTTCTACCCATCTCACCCTTATACTCATTGTCAGACATAGGACCAGGATTCATATATAGTCTAGAATAACGAATACCTGCTGCTCTCAATGCCCTGACAGTTTCTGTACGTTGTTTGGGAGATCTTCCTGTAACAATATAGATGGGACCACTTAATGTTTTAATATACTCAATTGTTCTATTGATTGGCTGATCGCCATATCTTAGTAGCGTGTCATCTATATCTACAATGGTTGCCATAATGTTCCTAAGAGGCTCTGAGTGTACTCATACGGTGTGCAACAATTGTGTCTGTTGGCTTACCGTCACGGTACAAACGAATGACTGCGGCTGGGTCGTCTGGACTACCATTTACAGTGACATCTGTACCTGGAACATTGTACGATCCATTGCGAATAATCCTAGTAATCTTTCCTGCTGCTCTACCACCAGAAGAATTCCAGCTAACCATAGAGCCAACTCCGACTGCCTTTACAAAAAGTGTTTCAGACTTTGTATAATCCTTGCCGAAATCAGCAAATAGTGTCTTATCTTTCATACGATTAACAATTCCTCGTGACCAAGAGAATCCTGCATCTCCACCCCAAGCGTCCCACATAATGCGACCATTGCTTGGATTACTGGTATTGTAGAAATCCTTGCCCTTTTTATCCACCTCGTGACGTGAGAAGAAAGAGTACATACGTCTAACTACACTGAGAGACATTGAACGTCCTGCTACAATATCTGATGCTCTACCCCAACCAACTGGAGTACCTGCACCTGTAGCTTTTCCATCTTCTTTCCACTTAAGAGCACGACGAGCAGCAGCCTTCATACCTGAAGTTGGAGTGTAAGAGTCAGCCTTGTGCATCTCATTGTGTCGTCTTCCATAACGCTCTTCTTCGTCCATCGACATTTGCATATCTTCTTCTTCATCGTGATCTGATCCAACCTCAATACCCTCCGCCATTACAGCGTTGCTTGCAAGCATACCAATTGAGTATGCTGTTGGATACCAAACATCGTCTTCTTCTTCGTAGACTCTTACTGCCATTGCAGGATTGTCTGGTGTCGATTCGATTGAATACTCTGTTCCAGGGACACCATATGTGCCGCCCTCTGTCATTACGTGCTCTACACGACCTACGACAGCTCCTTCTGTGGTCATTCCCATAACCATATCGCCTTCGCTAAACATTCTCTTATCAATGTTCCCTTCTGATCGATTGATCGCATAAATTTGACCAGCAGCTTCTGCTCTAGTCTTGTGGCAACCCATTACTGTGCCATCATCTTTAACGGCTGGGTAGCCAGAACAACCGTAAGACCCTTTAGCACCAACTTTATAAGGCATACAAATAGTATATCACGAAAAATAGAAGTCCCTCACACCGAAATCCGCTGCCTTAGCCACGGTCTTATCATTTGGGTAACTAGTCCATCCTAAGATAGTGTGAGGGACACTTATAGTATACAACACAATATGGTAAAATTATTACATAAGAGAATGAGGGTAACTTGGCAACAATTACATTTTTAGGAAACTTCAAGGTTCCGTATAGCAGTGAGAATCATCACGCAAAATCATTAGAGCAACTTGGGCATACTGTTATTCGTTTGCAAGAAGCTGAAGTTAATGCAGCCAAAGTTTTAAAGTCTGCCATAAACTCAGATCTTTTTATTTGGATTCATACTCACGGATGGGTGACTAGAGGATATGAGCGTATCAATGTTCTTAAAGAATTAAAGTATGCTGGAATTCCAACAGTCACTTATCATCTTGACCTTTGGTTTGGACTAAAGAGAGAACAAGATCTATACCAGGATTCATTCTATAAACAAATTGGTCACTTCTTTGCAACTGACAAACTTATGGCTGACTGGTTTAATGAAAACACTGCGGTCAAGGGGCATTTTCTTCCTGCTGGAGTCTATAATAAAGAGTGTTATATTCATCCAGATTATGATGGAACATTTGATTATGATGTCATCTTTGTTGGTAGCAAAGGATATCATAGAGAATATCCATACCGTCCACAGTTAATAAACTTTTTACGTGAGACATATGGAGAAAGATTTTTGCACGTAGGTGCTGATGGAGATACTGGAATTGTAAGAGGTGACGATCTAAATCGTATCTATGCTCGTAGTAAAATTGCAGTTGGTGACACATTAAACATTGACTTTAGCTATCCTTATTATTCTTCAGATAGATTGTTTGAATCTACTGGTCGTGGTGGTTTTACAATCTACCCCAACATTGTAGGACTTGATGCCTTCTTTGAAGACAAAAAAGAAATTGCATTTTATAAGCACGGAAACCTCAAGGATTTAAAAACAAAAATTGATTACTATCTTAATAATGACACTGAGCGTGAGGCTATTCGTATAGCTGGACACGAACGTGCTAAAGCAGAACATACTTATGTCAATAGGTGGCAAGCAATACTAAAGGAACTAAAGATAACGTGATAGCATACTGTTTAAGTCCAGAAGGAGATAGCTTTGCAAACGATAAATGGGACTTTGGTTTTTTAAAAGAAGCTTTTGATAGAAACAATGTAGAAATTATTCAGTGTAATTCATTACCAGATTCTGATAGGGCTTTTGTTGTTGCACCTGGATACGAATGGTCTAATAGAGAAAGATCCTTAAATAAACAACTTAAAAAAGTTAAACGTGTTATTCTTTTTATCACTGCTGATGAACTTGGTGTATTTGATGTTACTCAAGTAAAACATCCTAGTATTGAAATATGGATTCAATATCCCTACCCCAGAGACTTGGCATACCACAAGTTACCAACTGGATCTCCAGAACACATTACAAAGCTTGGAATTGAATATCCACAAAAAACATTAGACCTATATTTTGCTGGACAAATAACTCACCAAAGAAGGGTCCAGCTCGCTGAAGCTTTGCCAAAATTAGAAAATGCAGAATATCTTTTAACTCAGGGCTTTACTCAGGGAGATGTTCCTAAAGACTACTATGCAAAATTATCTAGAGCTAAATTTGCTGCTGCTCCTGCAGGAACAGCTACAATAGATTCGTTTAGATTTTATGAAGCACTTGAGATGCTTTGTCTACCAATAGCAGACCAGATTAGTGCGAGAGGAAGTGCATACGGCTTCTGGGAAATTTTGTTTGGTAGTATGCCAGTAGAACAGATATCTGACTGGAACAATCTTCCTAAAGTTATTGAAGAACTAAAAAAGGAATACCCTGCAAATATGCATAGGGCTGTTGCTTGGTGGATAAAGTACAAGAGAGACTTTGCATACAAAATTATGGAGCAGATCAATGAACATTAATGATATTACAATTGTCATTCCTACCTCTGTTAGTCCAGTACATCCAAGCACTGAAATAATTGACGAGGTTATTCGTAGTATTAGGCAATACTTTCCACATAATGAAATAGTTTTACAAGTTGATGGGCTTAGGGAAGAGCAGGTTCATCGAAAAGAAATGTATGACGAATACAAAAATAGAATTTTGTGGAAATGTATTCACGAATGGAAAAATGTTTTACCAATCATTTTTGAAGAACATAGTCACCAATCAAATATGATGAAGGACACAATTGATCTAATTAAAACCCCACTTATGTTTTACATTGAAGGTGACATTGCACTAAAAGACAATCTTGATGTTCCCTGGCAAGATATCTTAGATATGCTAGATGCAAAGAAAGCATACACAGTTAGATTCTATACATTTAATAAATCAATTGAGCCAGATCATATGTATCTTATGGGAAATCAGGTTGGTGACTTTATCCAAACTTCGCAGTGGAGTCAGCAGCCACATATTTCATCTGTTCCTTACTATAGAGATATTGTGCTTCCAAACACTACCCCAAAACTTTTTATTGAGGATAGGTACTATAGCAAAGTTCTTACCGACTGCCACAGTAGACGAGGTGGATGGTTCACACACAGATTATGGCTATACAATCCAACAACAAAAGATGATATTAGAATTGTAAATAATCTTGATGGACGCAGAGGACTAAAAAAATTTACAGACGACGATATTGCTTGGGGATTGACTGAGGCATAAAATGAAATTAGGAATGATTGTTAGATCGGACAACTCTGGTCTTGGAAACCAAACATATGAGTTAGCACAAATGCTAAAGCCATATTTACTTATGGTAATTGACTTCTCAGATCATAATGGATTCAAGCAGTACCCAGAGAGATATGATGGCTTTAATGTTGTACACGTCAAGGGTATGCCTACCGATAGGCAAATGGTTGATTTTATATCTGAGGTTGATGCAGTATTTAGTTGCGAAACTTTCTATAACCAAAGTACCCCCAAAATTGCAAAACGATCTAATGACGTAAAGACGTATCTTCAATATAACTTTGAGTTATTTGGTGGTCTTGGTGACCCCAACTATCCATTACCAACTAAACTAATTGCTCCAAGTGTTTGGCATTTAGACTATATGCAAAAAAAATATGGAGACAAGGTTGAGTACTTGCCACCACCAACTAACCCAGATACATTTACCAATGCTAGGGAAGCTAATAGGTCTACACACAAGAAACTATTACACATTGCAGGAAAGCCAGCTAAAGCAGATAGAAATGGAACACAGAGTGTGCTTGAAATGTTGAAGTTTTCTAAAGCAGATTACGAACTTGTTATTCGTGTTCAGACTGAGTATGATCTTAGATGTAATGATTCAAGAGTAAAGATAGAGTATGGAGATATTGACGAGCGTGGTGATATGTACGCTGGGTATGACGCAATGATCCTACCTCGTAGATATGCAGGACTATGCTTGCCTATGAATGAAGCATTGCTTAGTGGGCTACCAGTATTTATGACAGATGTTTCACCAAATAATTTTATACTTCCAAAAGAATGGTTATGCCAGGCTGAAGACATTGGAACAATCAGAACAAAGACTTCTGTTAGCTCGTACAATGCAAATCCTAAGACTCTTGGACGTATGATAGATAATTTTATTGATAGTGCAGATATTGAAAGTGCAAAACAAAAGGCATATGAGATTGGATATAAGCACTTTGCAACAGAACGTTTACTTCCAAAGTACGAAAAGCTTTTGGGCATAGAAAAAGGCTAGTCCGAAGACTAGCCCTTTCGCTATTGACTACTTCTTTGTAGTAGTCTTTCTTGTTGCTGGCTTGGCTGGAGCCTTCTTAGGCGTTGCCTTACGAGCTGCTGTATCAACCTTGTCTGCCGATGGAAGACGACCAAAAGCAGGGTCATTTGGATTGATGTAGCGAATTGCTACTGGTGCAAAAGCAGCGACCAGTGACCATAGAAGGTCCATAGGATCAGTTACTCCTGCAAGATAGAGTGTTGCAGCACCTGCGAGGACGCTACGACCATATGAGGCAAGTAGTGCCTTTAGTGTGTTACTCATTATTTTCTCCTTGTATTGTGTTTTCTGGAAGAACCTTTAAGAGATCTGTATACGCATCAAAGATTGTATTCATTGATGGGTTCTCATTGATTCTTCCGAACTTGTCGTAGTAAGATAGTACTGGACTAACTTCTTCGACAAACTTGGCAATGCTTGTTTGAACATCTTCAATATATGAAAATGCCCAGTCACGAGATTCCGACAAGAATGTAACAAAATCATCATTCTTTTTGAATGATATTTCATTAATAACATCTTGTTGCTCAATCAACTTTTCAAGCATCATTGTATTTTCAAAGTTAAGCTCTAAATTGTTTTTGGCAAGCTTGAGAACATCCAAGCGTACCTTAACAAGAATAAAGGATAGTGCTATAACCAGAAAACTTAGTATTGCAATTAAGATAATTTCCATTATGCCACCTTATGAGTTACCCAGTAGTAGTTACAGGTATCGCAACAGGGCTTATTGTCTTCATCATTTACCGCATCGATAAACTCAAAGTAGTAGGACGGATCCTTCTTGTATAGATTAGCCTTATGTGTAGTAACAATACGAGCCATCTTTGAATCATCCCCCCACCATTCTGGAGCACCAACTCCCCATTCAGGGAATCGATCTGCGTGAAGATTCCACAGGTTCTCTTCGTTCTTGTCGGTCTTGATGCCACGAGTCTTGGCTTCTTCAACCATCGTCATTACATATCCGAACAACGAGAACTCGTGACCACGCCACATTTTAACAGCAGGATGATTACGCCATCCAGCACGAGGATCAGGGTTGCCAAGAACCTTGAGAATCTGATAGCCTTCAAGAATCTGCTTGTTAAGACGCTTGTTATCAAGTGCTTCTGCAGACTTCTGGAAGTCAGCATATGGAAGAAATGTTTGCATTACTGTGGGACAGCCCTTCGTGTTAGTTGTACGATTGCACCGTTGTCTTCAAGTGCTTGTTTTACTCTTACCATATATTCTACCGCACTACGCTTGTCCTTGTCAAGTAGCTTCATAAACTTTATTTCGTCTGCTACCAGTTCGATCCACGTAATTCCCTCAGTATTGTGCTCAATAATATCTAAGCCAAATCCTTTGGGTGCAGTAATAGAATGTACAGCACGTTTCATTTCATCTGTATACATTTTATTCCTTATCGGTTGTTAGATTTTTCCAGGTCTCTGCCCAGTCAGCTTTTGTTCGATGCTTATTAAATTCTCTAGAGATCTTACCATTTTCTAGATAAACACCTCCCCAGACTCCCCATTCTTTATTGGAGACTCCAGTGGCAAAACATAGTCTTGCAACAGGGCATCCTGCACAGAGATTGTCAATTGCTATTCGTAGGTCTTCATCTTCTTCATATTTATCAAAGAATAGATTAGTATCATAACCTACGCAACGACCCTGCTCTTTCCATCGTTCACTTTGCATCATTCCTCACAAACTTGTTAGGAATGTCCCAACCGTTGCTATTAAGATTGAAGTGTTTCTGAATAAACCATTCTCCATTACGGAACATACCATTTGGCTTCATCCATCCAGTTGGCGACTTTTGAATTTCTACAACGTCCCAACCATTCCACTCTAGAGACTTATTGTTTTCTACAATGGTCTCCATTACTTCAAGAGAGTTAATCTTCATTACCTTCTCCTACTGTATATATTACCTTTTTGATTTCTGCCGCATCAATTACTGACTGGCAACGAATGCAAGGCTTGCTGTCTCTATCCATACCCTGGCTATTTACTCTAGCCACATACAGGACAGCACCCTTGACATTCCAATTTGCATCCCTGATTGCATCTACCTCTGCGTGAACAGAACAGTGCGTCTTGATGTGTTCAGGTGATACATAGTAAGGATTGTTTCGATCCTTATTATAGCCTGTGCCAACTACTCGCCCAGACTTTACTACTACCGCTCCGTGCATCCTACGTGCCTTAGACTTGCTGGCAAAGTATCGTGCAACAGATAGGTAAGCCTTTTCTTTCTTGCTCAGGTCGCTCTCCATTAGTATCTGAAGATCCCAACCTCTACATCCTTATCTTCTGCTTCTCGCACAAGATCGGACACATTTTCCTTTGGCTCACTAAAGAATGCAAAGTAACTAATCTCGTACATCTTTTCTTTTAATGCCTTTGGAGGAAGTTTAATTACACGAGTCTTAATACCAAGAGACTTAAGACTATTTTCTGTAATGTTAATAAATCCCATTGCAAAAGAATTTACATTTGCAGGACCAGCAGAATAGATTACGAACTCGCTATCCTCGCCCTGCTGAAAGTCTGAAAGAATGACACGCATAGCTCTGAGGAAGACATTGTAATCACTGAATGCCTTTGTCCCCTGAATTCCTACTATCATTGTCTAACCCTTCTGTTAGTTTTTCGATTATGAACATCATCTTTTTCAATTGTACCTTATCCATAGTCATTGTGTCAACTTGTCGTGCATTATCTTTATCAATGTCTCCATCTACAATGTCTGCTGTATAAAAAATATTATTTGCAATCCAGTATGCGTTACCTTCAAGAACTAGAATTCTCAAGTGCTTGCTATCAAAATGCTTAAGCGACTGAGAATCAGCTTTACTGAATGATGGCTCTGGTACAAGAATCTTCATAAAATTTTTAAAGTTCTTGCTCTGCCTTACATCAATCTTTAGATTGCTTTTTACTGAGTGCCGTGACTCAACCCAGCGGTTCATAACTAAGATGGTTAACGCTGTGACAACAGAACCTAGTAAGTATTCCATACTATACCTATTATATATTAGTGTTGAGTGAATGACTGAATAACTAAACCAAGATTAATTCTTTCAATTTCAGAAAGCTTATCAACTTCAGTTTTATCAAATGCTTTTTCAGTAAGCATTACTATTGGGTTACTATCAGAAATGTCAAACTCAAGGAATCCTAGCTCCCAAAACTTTGCAATAATTGAATAAAAGTGTGTCACTACTGCTGCATAAGTATCTGGATCATTCTCTTTTAGTTTATCTGTGAAGACAAATGTAAAGTTGCCATCATCTGTAATACCGCTAACTTCAAGGCTTCCGTTAAGAATAAGCTCGTCAATCTTACTATGATCCATTAATCGTCACCCTTCAATCGGTTTTCAGTAAGCTTTTCACGTTCATCAATAATGTCAAACGCAAACTTCAACATTTTGTCTGATGCCGATGCATCATTTTCAATCTTGCCAAAGTGGTGAGCACAGAACAAAAGATCTCCTGTTACTCCTGTAGCCTTTACATAGGCTTGTGAGCCACAGGCATCACATCGATCAAGGGCGGAAAGAACAAACTCTTTTACTTCAGTCTCAGTCATTGGGACCTCCTACTTATCGGTGGAATAAAAACCAGAGCCTTTAAAACTAACTCCTATATTAGAGTATACCCTAATTAGCTCTGAATTGCAAGTCTCACACGAATATCCAGGGTCATCCTCTGTCATCCCACGACTAACTGTCTTTAGTGTCTCACAGTCTGGACACTTGTATTCATAGTACGCCATATAAATCCTTAAAGTAAATCCCCCCAGAAAAATCTGAGGGGACTACTATTATACTACAAATTCGCTAATTATCCAATAGCAGCCCAAGTTTTTGGACCAACGATACCGTCAGAAACCAAGCCCTTGGATGTTTGGAAAGCAACTACTGCAGCGTGTGTCTTAGGACCAAAAATACCGTCAGCAGCGAGTCCAAGCTTTTGCTGTAGATATTTTACGTCTGCATTCTTAGAACCCTTCTTAACAGTCTTACGTCCGCTAGGAGCAGCAGGTGTAGCAGGTGCAGCAGTGTTTCCACCTTGCTGTGCTAAGAAAGCTTCGTAGTCAAAGTTTCCTGCACCATTTACGTGCTTGCCACCAATTCGTGCAGATAGGTGAAGGTGAGGACCGTAACCTCGCTCTGAACCCTTGCCTGAAGCTCCTGAGAGTCCAATGACCTGACCCTGCTTGACAGCCTGACCTGCAGCGACATCTACTCTGCTTAAGTGAAGATAGTCAAAGTTGTACCCATCTGTAGTGGTGTCAAGCCAGACCATACGTCCACCTGCACCAGAAATAGATGTTGTAACTCCAACAATTACTCCATCTGCAACTGCAACAACAGGTGTTCCAACTCCTATAACATAATCAGTTCCAGGATTGACAGATTTACGTGCTTTGTGTGCAGCAAAATCATCTGAGATTTTAGCCTGTACTGGTCTGATAAATCGTGGTGCGACTGGCTTCTTTTCTTCTGCAACAGGCTTTTTTTCTTCCTTAACAGTTTTTGCAACGGCAGCAGCTCCCTTGTCATCGTGAGTAGGTGCTGGTGCAACAGGAGCATCTGGAGGAGTTACTACTGGTGCTGTAGCAACAATAGCTTCCTTCTTAATAAGAGCATCAAAGAACGCAACAGGCTCGATAAAGTTCTTGCCATTTGTATTCCAAACCCACTTCTTACCCTTCTGAAGTTCCCAGTGTAGGTGCTTACCAGTTGATACTCCTGTAGACCCCATTTTTCCTAAAGGTGTTCCAGCCTCAATCTTCTGCCCCTTCTTGACCTTAACAGATCCATTTGCCATATGTGCGTATAGTGTGACGTAGTGCTTTCCGTCAATGTTGTGTAGAAGTGTTACTGAATTACCGAATCCGTTGGGGTTATTGCCAACGTTGATAACTTTTCCGTCGTATGGAGCTTCGATCCAGCAAGGCTCTGCCTTTGCCCAAATGTCAGTTCCGTTGTGGTGACGCTTCTCTTTGTGAACAGGGTGTATACGCCACCCCATTCTAGACGTGACCTTCCACGCCTTTCCTGGTTTCCCATCAATAGGGAATTGTGCTTTTGCCATAATATATGACCTCCTCTATACAAGTATAGCAGGATTAGTTGTGTCCCCCCAGAGGATCGAACTCTGGACCCACAGATTAAAAGTCTGTTGCTCTGCCAACTGAGCTAGAGGGACGTGGACCTACCTGGTATCGAACCAAGTTCCCCAGATTAAGAGTCTGGTGCATCACCTTAATGCTTTAGATCCGTAGCCTATGCTGGATTCGAACCAGCTACCTTCACATTATCAGTGTGACGCTCTAACCTAGTGAGCTAATAGGCTTTGGTGGTAGGTGAGGGATTCGAACCCCCGAAGGCGAAGCCATCTGATTTACAGTCAGGTCTCGTTAACCACTTGAGTAACCTACCAAGTATTTAGTTGCAGCCTATACTTTTCAGCCTTTTGACCAAGATTTATATTCGACATTCCATTTACATATTCTGACGGAAACTCATACATATTCCCATCTTCAGTTAAAACAAAAAGTATATCAAAATTACTTGAGTCTAGTTTTGATACTGTTCCATTCCAGGATTGATTCCCACCATTAGTTTTTAATAATGCTTTATAAATTCCAGAATCAGTTTTATATCTTGTTGTTTTAACCTGAACACGAAGCAATTCTCCATTATCAATAATTAGATCATACTTTGTGTTATCTGTATTTGGAATGCTCACAGCATATCCTAAAGCTGTATAAGCATAGATTGCTTTGGCAACCCCTATATCTCCTTGTTGTTTTGTATTCATAATAAGAGTATACCATACACTATTTAATTTTTAGTCGCAGAGATGGGATTCGAACCCATAACCTTCACCTTATGAGGGTGCTGAACTACCAGGTTGTTCTACTCTGCATTATTCTCTATTTAGTTTTCCGTGCTATCGATAGGATTCGAACCTATAACATCTTGCTTCGTAGACAAGCACTCTTCCGTTGAGTTACGACAGCTGGCAAAGCACGTAGGAATCGAACCCACGCCTACAAGGTTGGAGCTTGTCGTGCTACCACTACACCAGTGCGATAAGATATGGAATTATAATGATTTAGGCTTGCCAGCTATAATAGGCAAGCGACATTCGCTTTTTGCCTAGCTGGTCAATAATCATTTCCATATCCTTAGTATAGCATAGATAAATTGTTTGTCAAGTATCCCCAACGAGATTCGAACTCGTGTTACCAACGTGAAAGGCTGGTGTCCTAACCACTAGACGATGGGGACGTGGCGGAAATAGTAGGATTCGAACCTACGGTAGATTTTACCCTACTCGTCATTAGCAGTGACGTGCTTTAGACCACTCAGCCATATTTCCAGTTGTGGATGTCCAGCATCACTGGTTTTGTTACCAGGGGTTTAGCTGCAGCATACCCCAGTTCACCACGAGCCCCCTGTCAGATTCGAACTGACCACCTACGCTTTACAAGAGCGTTGCTCTACCAAATGAGCTAAGGAGGCATTTGCCAGTCACGATGCAACCTTTGGTTAGGTAAATCTTTGTCTACTGGCTGTACATCCTAGTTCTGGCATAGTCATAGAGTTCATTAGTCTGAACACTTTCACTCTACCGCTGGAACAGGTAGGATTCGGATGTACCATCTCCACACATATTGTTCAGATATGTGCTTTGAGCGATCCTGATGGGATTCGAACCCACGACCTTCACCGTGACAGGGTGACGAGCACTCCGCTGCTCTACAGGACCATTTGTGATGCACGATTGACAAGATCGCCATCACTGACTATTCACTTTTACTCACCTGCTAGTAGCAGCACCATTGTGGATGTTCCTATCCACTATAGCCTTTGGTATGGCAGTAAATGTTTAACGCATCACTCCCTTGCGTCTAGCGATTCAGCACTAGCACCTATATGAGAAGTCACTCCCATCGAACGGATAGTGAGAATCGAACTCACAACATCTGCTTGGAAGGCAGAGGTTATACCATTTAACTACATCCGCAAGAACTGAAGCCTATCGATATTGCAGGTAGTTAACTACCGACCTCAGTTCCGCTCCCCCTCCTGGGATCGAACCAGGGACCTTAGAGTTAACAGCTCTCTGCTCTGCCGCTGAGCTAAGGAGGAATAGACAAACCCTCTTAAGTTGTATATTTATTATACAGGAACCTAAGAGGGATGTCAAGTAGCTTATCGCTTTTCTGGTGTGTTTGCTGCAAATGCGTCGTCAATCTCTTTCTTTGAAAGCTTACCATCTTTTAGATAGCCACGAGAAAGATCTTCTAGTACATTAGCAACTCCCATTACACCTGCCAAGATAGCAGTTTGCAATGTGTCAATGCCAATGATAGCACCAGCACCAATTGTTGTCAATGCTGATACTAGAAATAGTGCAACAATTCTACCAAGTAGACTCATTACTGTTTCTTTATCCATATGTATCACTCCTTATTCTTTTGGATTTCTTAGCCTGAATGTTATTATCCAGACTGCGAGAGTTACCAAGATCAAGTTTCCTGTAAGATCTTTAGCAGTACCCTCCAAAACTAACCAAGCAACAATCATACCCAAAAGTGTCCAAGATTGGTCAATTAAGTCTTTTACTATTTGTTTAATTAATTTCATTTCACTCTCCTTGTTGCTGCGGCTGCAGCACTTGCAGATGCTGTTGTAGCTACTTGTGCAACCTGTCCAGCTACAATTGCAGCTACTACAACCTCTTCTGCTTTCTCTCTAACTTCTGGTGTCATATCTGCACCTGCGTTCCCCAAGTAATTAAGTGCGTCAGCTAGTGCCACAACTGCTGCCCCAATAACTGGTACACTTGCAAGTTCTTCTGGAACTATAATGTCATTTTCTTGTGCTTCGGCAAGCAGTTCTTGCATAACCTCTTCTTTTGTTGGCTCCATTATTTCTGGCAATGCTGGTGGCTCAATGATTACCTGTGTCTCTTCTTCGACTTCTGGCTTAGGTTCTGGCTGTGGCTCTGGTTGTGGCTTTGGCTCTTCTGTGGGCTGCTCAGTGGGTGTAGGCTCTGGTGTAGGCTCTTCTGTTGGTGTAGGTGTGGGTTCTGGGGTAGGCTCAACAACCACTGGAATTGCATCTCTTGTAAATACTTCATCGGGCAATGTATTATATCCTAGTTCTTCTGTGTATGTGTAAAGCATATTGCAAGCTCCCCCACCATATTCATACCACCAAATATCTATCTTTTGACTTATTCCTTCTTCAAAGTAATGTATTCCCTGTCCTCCTGAGCAGCCCTTTAGCCACCAATTATCTATAACTATTTGATCATTTATTGTCATAAAAAATCCATCGTCTGCTAATGATTGAAATGTAACTTCACCTGTGATTGGCATAGTGATGTATCCGTAATAATGAATGAGCACAAAATCCCCCTGGCATCCTGCTACTATGTCTCCGTACCAGTCGTGATTAACATTGGTAACTGATGTCCAAGTTGTCTCTACGCTGTCCTTACAGAGCGTATATGGCTGTCTTTCTGGCAAATATTCTGGGCTGTAGGTATAAACGTCCACATATAGCCCCTGCTCAATTTCAGATTTTGCAGGTACAGCAAAGGCAATGACAAAGAATATTGTCATTAAAGAGATTAAACCAGTATAGGCAACAGCTCTTTTTATTTCCCTTCACTCCTTTGTTAAGCTGGGGAAGCTTAACTATATAATTATACCATTTCTTTGCAAAAAGAAAGGGCTGCCAAAGCAGCCCAATCTCTTATGTTTAGAAGTCCCAGTCGTCGTCGGTAGTGCTTTCGTGCTTGCCAATAACGTAGGAAGAGCCTGAGCCAGAAAAGAAGTCGTGGTTCTCATCTGAGTTAGGCGATAGTGCTGAGAGAATAGCAGGGTTTACGTTACAGGTCTCCTTGGGGAACAATGCATCGAATCCAAGATTCATAAGAGCCTTGTTTGCATTGTATCGAAGGAATGCCTTTACGTCCTCTGTAAGACCGATAGGGTCGTAGAGATCTGCTGTGTACTTACATTCGTTGTCATACATCTCCATAAGAAGGCTGTATGCGTATCCCTGCAACTCATTCTTTTCTTCTTGCTCTAGTTCAGCAAATGCTTGCTGGAACTTGTATCCAATGTAGTAACCGTGTACAGCCTCGTCACGAATGATAAGTCTGATAAGGTCAGCAGTGTTGGTAAGCTTTGCACGGCTTGACCAATACATTGGGAGGTAGAATCCACTGTAGAACAAGAACGATTCTAGTAGTGTAGAAGCGATCTTACGCTTGAGTGGGTCGTCTCCGTTGTAATAGGAGAGAACAATCTCTGCCTTTTTCTGCAAGTACTCATTGTCCTCGCTCCAACGGAATGCTTCATCAATCTGTTCCGTCAGGCATAGTGTAGAAAATACGCTTGAGTAGGACTTAGCGTGAACCGATTCCATAAATGCAATGTTTGTTAGTACTGCTTCTTCGTGTTGTGTACGAGCGTCAGGGATTAAGCTGACTGCCCCCACTGTACCCTGGATTGTGTCCAGCATTGTAAGTCCTGTGAATACACGCATTGTGAGAATCTTTTCGTCCTCGTGTAGTGTAGCCCAAGACTGAACATCATTTGAGAGTGGGACCTTCTCAGGAAGCCAGAAATTGGCTGTGAGACGGTTCCATACTTCAAGGTCGATAGGGTCTTCTATCTTATTCCAGTTAATTGGTCTTGTAATCATTTTGCCTCCTAAAGCATACAGCTTACGCAACCCTCAACGTCAGTTCCCTCTAGGGCGAGCTGGCGGATGCGAATGTAATAGATTGTCTTGATACCTTTCTTCCACGCATAGATCTGTGCCTTGTTCACGTCACGTGTCGTGGCAGTATCCTTGAAGAAGAGGGTAAGGGATAGTCCCTGGTCTACGTGCTGTGTTGCAGCAGCGTAGGTGTCAATAATTGCCTCTGGTCCGATCTCGTATGCATCGGCAAAGTACTCACGGTTGTCGTTGTTAAGGAATGGTGCTGGGTAGTAGACACGACCAAGCTTACCTTCCTTGCGAATTTCAATCTGTGATGCAATTGGGTGAATCGAACTGGTTGAGTTGTTAATATAACTAATCGAACCAGTTGGTGGAACAGCCTGTAGGTTCTGGTTGTATAGACCGTGCTTCTTTACAGACTTAGCAAGGTCTGACCAGTCG